TCCTCTAGCTTTTCGTTTGTGTAATGGGCATCTTCGATCTTGGAAGGGTCGGGTGGGATGAGAAGCCACTTGTACATATCAACGACATAGATATCAAACGTCGCATCCTCCTTTTGAAGGCGCTTGGCGTGGCTCGCGGCCTCATCGCGGGTAGCAAAAGCACCCCTGAACTTAACCCCGAACTTGTCATTCTTCTGAGGCGCTTCAGGGCCAACCACAGACATGCATGCAAAAGTCTGACCGGGCACGGTCGTATAATCCTGCTCTAGAGACATTATGTTCTATATAAAACTCTATACTTTAAGCTAGTAAACCTAAGTTAAAGTTTTCACGATCTTTATTATCATGGAAGAGTTACGCCGACTTCACAATGACGAGAAGCGTTCACTGATTGAAAGTGTAACGCGAACAGGTGACAGCATTCTCGATGTCGGGTGTGGTTTCGGTGGTGACCTTCAAAAATGGTCTAAAGTCCGTGCGAATATAAGTATGTGTGAACCAAGCTTAGATGCATTGAATGAAGCGCGTGACCGCGCTAAAAATATGAAAATGCGTGTAAATTTTTATCACGGAGACATTCGTGCATGTCCCAATAGAAAATATGATATCGTGTGTTACAATTTTGCACTCCATTATATCTTTCAAACACGTGAGTTATTTTCGGATACACTCAGAGAAATTAAAAAACGAATGAAACCCGGTGGAGTATTTGTGGGTATCATTCCAGATTCTGAACAGATAATGTTTAAAACCCCATTTTCGGATTCACATGGGAACTTTTTCAAACTGAAGAGTACGAGTAATGGTGATTTCGGTGAAAAATTATTTGTACATTTAGCGGATACGCCATATTATGCAGATGGTCCGAAATCGGAACCTTTAGCACACAAGGACATGTTGATTACACATCTGGAAAATACAGGATTTACCATGAAATTATGGAAGCCGTTATGTGGAAACCCCATCTCCGAACTCTACAGTAAATTTATATTTGTATATAGAAATGATAGCAGTGATCGTGTTGCTGTTAATTAATTTGGCCATTTTTTATAATTTCAAAGAAGATCCGGTATTGATTGAAGTTAGGGAAAAATACAGAACACTCAGGGAGCATCTGAAAACCAATAGCGATGACAAATATAAGAGGTTACGCAAAGAGATACCTATCGTCGCATATAGAGGGTCGTTCTTGTCAGGGGTTGGCTACAATTCTAATAAAGGAGATGAAATTGGAATATGTATAGACGGGACATCTAATCACGTGTTTCACGTACTCTTACACGAACTCGCACATTGCACTGTTAGTGAATACTCTCATAGCAAAGATTACTGGGATAATTATGCTGAACTCAAAAATGAAGCGATTCGTATAGGTATATACGAAAACATAGATCAATCGACCCCGTTTTGTGGTAAAAGGATCGTCGATAAATAATGTTACGTAATTATAAATGACTGAATTCAATCTCAGGCAGCCAGCTGCGTCCAGGATACTGACATCGTTACTCTTATGGTTTGCGGTGATGGCCAGTGCTTTTACAACTCGCATTAAAATGCCTTATTACGTGAATATGTTGAATTTGACTGTCGTAATACCTGTACTTATTTGGTATCTGGGGAATACAAGCTTAATCGTCAGTTTAACGACTGGGAGTGTCATCATAACAGTCGTAGTGGCTTCGTTATTTCTCGTTACATTAACTGAGGGCATTAAATGGTCAAAGTTAAAGCAGGGATATGAGAAATATGGTGAAGATATGAAGACCGCTTGGTTACCCATGGTCATGACAATGATCGCGTTAATCTTAGGATTAGGGTCGGCGTATGTGTTGTCGGGTGGACGTGTACTCGACATGTATTAAAAGTATTTACGGGCGACATAGAACACTACAGCGGCGACTAGACCCGTGGATCCCAAGCCAACCAGGCTCCGGTTTCCCTGGGCATTCAAAAACCTAGGGACAGAACCCGCGAGCTTTTCCTGAATCGGTTTACTGATAGATATACCAGTGGCTACGATGACAATCAATGCATCGAGTTGCTCATCTGTAAGGTCGAATGGGTTCTTTTTCTTCTTATCCGAACTGACACTTTCCTTGACAGCTGTAGCAGCCTGTGCGGGTTGGGGTGCCATCATAACCTGCTGATGCGCCATCTGGACAGCGCGAGGATCAGCACCCATTAAGGGTGAATCAAAAGATTGCTCCTGGGATTGCATCATAACGTCAGATATGGGAGTGGAATCCATATCGTCTTTATAATCACTCACATTTTTTTTAGGATCTTCTGCCACGAATGCAGTAGATCGAGAATTAGAATCAATTGGAACCATTCCATCCGCCTCCTCTGATAAATTCAAAGTGTATACAGGTTCGGCCATTTATATAAATACAGCTTTTTTAGAACTTTAAATGTCGCATTTTTTAGATACAGGATATCTATCTAAAAAATGTTCCAAACGGGGCTCGAACCCGTGACCTTGGCGTTATAAGCACCACGCTCTAACCAACTGAGCTATAGGAACGGTGCATTTGGCTGAATGACTAGCCTCATGTATAACATGTGTGGGTGAGGGATCACCCATTCTATATACGTGTGTACTCTTTAAGTGTATAAAGACGAGTGTGTAGTATATGTATATGATACACGAATACGTAACTGAAATATACAACACCTTGGGGCCTGGTTTCAGTGAGCGTGTCTATCATAATGCCATAGAGGTACTTCTACGTGAGAATGGTATTTCATACGAGACCGAGCGTATAATACCGATCACATTCAAAGGACACACAATTGGAAATTTACGGGCGGATATCATCATCAATCGAACGACTGTCGTCGAATTGAAGACAGTAAAAAATATAACAGATGTGATGGTTTCACAAGCACGGAATTACCTAAAGCTATTAAACTTACAGGAAGCGTATCTTGTGAATTTTCCACCGGCGGCTGGAGCTCATTCAGAGGTAATCCGTGTTACGATCGATTAAATCGTGGGTATAAATTCCCAATGCAATTCTGTACATATCTTTTTCCATATCATATCCTGTTGATGTAGCTTTTCTTTTGATTTTAGAAGGGGGAAGTATTGAAGATACGTATCCTCACTCAATAATTCACAGAATTTATAGAGTACGAAAGAATAACTCAGAAAGTTTTTACGTTCCGCTGGACAGTTATTATCAAATGGTTTTTGAATATCTTTAAACATCATGCGTAATTGTTCTTCGAGTTCCACGGGCATGTTGGGTGGTTTTATACCACTCAAAATATTTGAGATATATGGTACGTGTTCATAATATTTATTGAGTTTCAATTTTTTCAACAATCCCCTCACTTTAGCGTGTGTAATTTCGTTCACACTTTTTATTTTGATCTTTTTGAATTCGTTTCTCAATTGCTCTATTACTTCCTTAGGTATCGTTGTCATTTCTTGAGCCTGAAATTGTGACAACCATTCATTGAAATGATTATCACGTTTATATGAATAATTAATCACCTTTTCCGACGTCTCCTGTTCTTCCCTGTACGTGAGTTCTTGACTTATCAACGTGTCCACGATTATACCACACGAGTCACATACCATGTCACTCGTGTCATGGTAATACACGACGTTACTATCAGGACAGTTCGAACATATATCTGTCACCACTCTTTCTGTGACACGTGGTAATGATTTCTTTTCGACATCTATCAAATAGTCCGTGTATATATCCTTCTTCTGCAATCCCGTGGTCACTTTACAATTAAACGCGTTGTCCGTACTAACTTCCATATTCTTATCGTCTGTCATGTACTGTTGAATATATGGCATACATCGGGCTATATAATCAGATAGTTCACCTTGGTATATATGTTTATTACATGGATCATCCTCTATTTTTGTCATCCATTCGTCTACTCGGTTATTATACCGACTTAAAAAATTACCTTCCATGTATATCAATGATTAAAGTACTCAGCTCGCTTTTAATTAACGTAATCTATGTATTTAAAAACGTTGTGAACTTTTTATTCAGTAAACCGGATTTCACTGTAGTTAGTCGATACGTAGAATATGTTGTCGATCATACAAAAGAGTATAAGACTGATGAACCTTTTTGGGAACGTGAACGTGAACAAATTGAGCCAGGTACGACAACGTATCTCGGGGAGGTAGGCGTGAATGATGAAATTCCGGAACCACCAGATGCAATCGAAAAACTCATTATACGAGTTAAATTTTGGCACAACAACAAGATTTATAAATTCCTGACATCGAAACACGAATATAAATGGCCACCCGTAAAAGCGAAAACGATGAGTTTTCATATACCATTGTCGAGTGCACAGCTATTGGACGCAAACGATAAACCAGTGAAAGATGTTCTCGAAAAAATCAGACGGTATTCCGGTCCGTATTCAGATTTTTACGGTGAGAAAATGAAAATAAGTGATATGTTTTATTATGAAGAGAGTTTTATGGCAACGATGTACCCTAAAATTAAAATTAAAAATTGTTTTGGTATGCTAAAAACTGTCGATACAGCGACGGGATATCTCACTGATCTTCAATTACCTTAGTCGACAGATAAAATTTCAAATCTCCTAAGTTCGCGACATTGTATTTCAAAATCAGAAATCGGTTCTGATCCTCTTGCATAATTTGCACAGTGGAACACATACTCGTCGCTTTCGTGAAGATGTTCATGTATCGGAGTGAATATGCACCCGACATGGTCGGACACTCGTCCACACATTGAATTTCCGTTTCCTGGTCAGCGAAATCACCCCTGCACAGTAAACGTAATACCTTTCCACTTCTAGATATTTCAATCTCGTCACCAATATTCGACATGTCTCTACAAATTCTCTGGAAATCCACTGACGGGATGGGTGTATTTATAGTCATGTGCATCTCGGGAACCTCTATCTGATTTTCATTGATATCGAGTAACTTCAATGCAAACTTGGTAGACGTTTTCTTTTGTTCGCTATGAATTTCGATATTCATGAATTCCTTAGAATCCACGGATATCACGAGAACGTCATTAACGGTGATCGTTTTTAGGAGTTTGTACATGTTAGTCATATTGACACCACAATCAACTTCCTCTGAGCAAACGTATTCCTCGAAATTCTCCGCTGGAAGGTACATATCAATGAGAGATGCTCGTGCAGTATCCAGGGTTACGATGTATACGCCATCTGGCTTGAAATACAAATTGACATCGTTTAATATATCCTTCAATACTTCAAATGTAGATTTGATGGCTGCGGCTTGCACAGTCACCAGTTTCATACTCGATTATTCGCGTATTAATTCTTTATATCACTATAAGCTCCGTCTTCAACCTTGCGACTTATTTTTTCTTCTAGTTCGCGTGTCATAGCGGGTTGAAGCGATTTTCCATAATCATCGAGACCGAACATGTCAGTGTTGGGTTCGCCGTCAAGGGTCGAAGAAAAAATTGAACCAAAATCACACGTTTCTAATTCCTGAACCGGGAGAAGCGATTCGAGCCAGTTATGTATTTCACGTCCTACTAAAATCTTACCGTTCTTCGTCAACATGGTGGGTACGCGTGTTATTTTTGTCCTGAACTCTGGAGGTATTCCCGCCACAGTGACATTATGATATTGGACAATTTGTTGTAACTCTTTGTGCTTCTTGATATATTCTATGACTTCGATACTGTGTTTACACTTCGGACTGAAGACCAGAAGAGACATCTAATGTAATTTATCAAAAAAAATATGAATGATAACGCACTTTTTTTGTAACATATATTAATGTACAACCTAATACTATTACTCGTATTGGTGGTGTTATTACTCGATACCAGGAAAGAGGGTTTCAAGAATAAAAGTGCATCTATACCAATTCATCAAGTTCTCATAAACGACCCTACACCCAACATGTCTGAATATGTAGAAGTCAAAACGCTTGACGTCAACAGTGACAATATTTCAAAAATGGTCCTTGCAACCAATAAATACATACGTGAAAAGACTGGAATACCCAATTACATAATAGAAACGACGGGTATTCGTCAATATAAACATAAACATAAGAATCATATGCTGTATCGATGCATGTTCATGTGCATGAAAATGGGAGGGTTTCCATTCGGATTTTCTGTTACATCTAATATCATACTCGTATCAGGTAAGTTACGTGTGATAGGTGTTCAGTCGCAACCAATGGATATAAAACCACCGAGTAACAAGACACCGTTCGAGAGTGCCATTGAAGGGTCAGAGTATATAGAGTACGAAACTATCCAACAAGGTGAGTTAGATTTAATTAAAATTTAGTCCAAGTACTATTAATGATAAACGTCGAAGAGATTTCACAAATTGTCAACAAGAGGAACCGTATGAAAAAGGAAACATACGTTGAAATCTATAAACAAATCACACGCAAAGTCCGACGCGCGGTAGAAACTGGTCGTAAATACATCGATGCTGAAATTCCCTCATTTCTAGTGGGATACATAGCATATGATAGGTTACAGGCGACTAATTACATTAAACGACAATTGGAAAATGCTGGTTTTACCGTGGATGTATTAAGAGATTTTGAGTTGCGGATAACATGGAAAGTGACAAAAACCCACAGAACGAATGAAAATGAAATAGATGAATTTCCGACACTGATGAACTTGAAGAAGGCTGCTAATCGTTACAGGAGAAATGCGGAAAACGGCAGATAATAAAAGTTCGTATACTCATAATGGATAACCTGAACATTCTTGTTGAAGCTAAACGTGAGTACATGGAACAACTGTCTATTCTTATATGTCCAGTCATGATTGACGTGTTTGATGCAATGTATCAAGAGGCTCATACGTTATCAAAAAATCGCAAAGTTCTCATCATGTTCCAGAAATTGCTAAAAGATGTACCAGAATGGAGTGAGACGATGGCGAAGCAGCACACAGATAACATCGCAGATAGGTGTGCGTGGTTCAAGGATTTGGTCGCGGCCGTGTTTGTCAGTTCCGTAAAAATATTATCAGCTGTTCGTTTGAGCCAGGATAGCAAGAAAATGGCGGTTAAACTACCAACCAACGAAGTGTTTATTCACACATGTTACAAAAATGCCGCGAAAGATCTTTACAAAGATCCTTACGTATTCACCGAAAATCAGTCCGAACATAATCGGAATGATGCACTGTATGATAGGTTCGCCCTATGCGTTGAAAACACAGTAAAAGAGCTAATCCCCGTTCAGCAGATTTTACAAACGTACATGTCTGCGAGTGGTGAAGAATATATCAACGGTGAAGACGCTGATATGCAGCAGGATGAAATAGACGAACTCGATGATTACGGTCAACCTGACCCTGAAACTCAACCACAGGTGCCAATGGAGGAAGGAGATATGCCTCCTCAAATGGAGAATGAGGAGTTGCCCTCTCCTATGGACGAGACTGTCGAACCCCAGGGTGAACTCATAGAGAGCGAAGAACCATCTACACCCTTTCAAAATGAATTCAGGACTATTACTTCGAAACCAATGAACCCCCCTCCCCAGGATATGGATGAAGGTGAAGACCTATTTTCAGATGCCGCTGAAACGCGAACTAAAAAACTTGGCTATTAAATATGGACGAGTACCTTAGAGATCCTGCGTCGGCCGCATTAATAGCCTCTGGATTAACCGCACTATACATACACGGCAAAGCTCGTCTTAATGATGAGGGAACGCTTTCGACAAGTGCGTATGCAAAACCTGCTGCATTGGTGGGTATATTAGTATATTTTATCATATCAAATGGTCTCGGTAAACGTGAAACTATCTCAACCGAACCATTCTGACTAACTTAAAGATTTATCTCATGTATTGTATATAATGACTTCCGTTACTGCCTTCAACGACATGATGGGACAATTTCTTACGGAATTGCATTCGGCCTTTCCAGAAGAAAAGGGATTAAAAAAATACATGGCTGCATTCGAACTCATGCGCGGTGCGAATGGGAGGATGATCGTAGAGGGATTTATGGCGAACATCTCGCCTCATGTAGAGAAGATTAATGCGAGGGATGAGACGTTCTTTCTCGAACAGGCTGGTACGATTGATTTCCTGAAGGATATCAACCTGGCGCAGTGCTGGCCAAAGGCATCCGAAGGTACACGCGGTGCGATCTGGCAGTACATCCAGACGCTTTACATGCTCGGAACGACTATCACCGCCATTCCACCAGAGACGCTCAGTATGATCGAGACGGTAGCCAAGCAGTGCGCTGATAAGATGCAGGATGAAGATGGTGAAATGAATATTGATGAGGCTCAGCTCATGAAATCCATGCAGGGGCTTCTCGGTGGTATGATGAAAAAATAAACCTGTATAATATAAATGGTATCGCTATTCGATGATCCAAAACAAATTGTCAGAGCTGATAAGGTAATTGAATTCTGGCCAACTAGAGTTCATACATCAGCGGAACGAGTGAATGCTACAGCTCGTTTCATTATTTACGCGACGTGTATTTTATACCTTATCAGGCGTGACGTACGTGTTTTCATTTTGGGTTCTACATGTCTAGGTGTGTTGTACGTTATGGAGATGAACAACATGATAAAGGAAGGTACGGCGCGGCCGTTAGCTGTGAAGGAAGGATATGAGACTGCATGCCAATTACCCACATACGATAATCCAATGGCGAACGTGTTGATGTCAGATTATGACGGTCGTCCGGATCGCCCATCGGCGTGTGATTATAACACGGTGCGAGGTGATGTTAATCAGATGTTATCTGGTACTATTCCATACGGTCCCCAGAAATCTCGGTCCCCTGTGCCTGAATTTCAGCGAAACGCTTACGCCCGCCAATTCGTTTCAGGGCCCGTGACATCTATTCCCGGTGACCAAACCGCGTTTGCGGAATGGTTATATGGCGAAAAGAATGGTTCGATTTGTAGGAGTGATAGCCGTTCATGTGACCCTAATGCGCGGGGTGTGCAATTGGAAGCGTTCGGGGGATTAGATTCCAGCGGAGATATGAGGAGCGGTATGTTTGGCGGTGGAAATGGTCCAGCTTAGATAGATAAATATTCTCATGTAATAGTAAATGGCGTACCAACTCCAACCCGGTATGAATTTGGTTGAAACTCCCACTCGACCCCCCGTATGCGCGACTGAGGAGGTATTCGTTTATCCCCAGCCCAGCACTCTTAATTACAGTTCGGGTCGCCCTAACACAATGTTGTATGGGACATCTCCTTATATGGCTGGTAAGGGTTCGCCAGCTCAGTATATCGAGACAAGCGATCAACTGCGACCCCAATCCACCAGTCAGTTTAACAAGATCCTGGCTAAAACATACGAACAAAACCTATTCCCTCTTCAAGATATGAAGTGTAAGCTTCCACTTCGTGCGATGTCATACGAACCTGAGAGCACGCGCGCGGATACACAAAATCATATGTTTATGAAGAGATATCCCACTCAATAAAAATATTTATAACAAATAAGAATGGCAGACCCTATCTCAATTATAGCTATTGCCGGATTAGCCTACATGGGTAAAAAATTAAGCGACCCTAAACCAGAAATGTACCAACCTGAATCTAAACCTTCAGAACGTCCTATTCTAATTCAGGAAGAGGTGCCCGATATAGCCGCACCGGGGCCGATTGGTCTCGACAATCTCCCACCACAGAAGATCGAACGGGAAAACTTCGGTGATATCGTGCCACAGACACGCACTTCTGGTACTGAAGTACTTGATATGCGTAACCGTATGTTTGATAATGGTCGCATGAATAACATGTCTCCTATCGAAAAGCAGCTCATAGGTCCTGGTATCGCCGTCGGTCCCGAAGTACCTGCCGCTGGTGGTTTTCAGCAGCTCGTGCGTGTCAACCCCGAGAATGTAGGCGCCCACCGTCTTACGACTTTACCCGGTCGGAGTGGGCCAGCACACGACGTATTCGGTGGACGTCGTGGGAAGATGGGTGATATCGCTCACAACCGACCAGAAAAGACTGCATTCTTACCTGAACGCAGACCCGTCGCCGGTGGTAGGTCTCAGGGTTTTGATGGTCACGTTGTTCGGGGTGAACATGTAAACGGTAAGCGCTTAACGAATAGGTCGCAGACCGGTTCGCGTGATGACGGTCTCGGGTTTTCGGGTGCTAAAAGTGTCGTAGCTGGTATGAAGATGGCTCAGGATCCTACGCGGAATAAGAAGGATGGTAATGTTGAACAATACAGGTACAATAACCAGATTGCTCCAGGTGTTTCTACATTTTCTCATGGATACCTCGCGTCTCCAGGTGTGCAGATAGGTGAGGCGCGAACGTACGGTACCACACACACAGTTGAAGAATTAAATCGTTATGGCTTCCGCCCCGATGATCGCCGTGGTAAGGCGAATCGTATGGGTAACGCAGGTCGTATGAACGTTCGCGCGGGTGCCCTAAACCAGGGTGGTATGCCAACCGTTGTACGTGCAGACACGACGCGAGTAGATGGTCGTTATGGACCTATGAGTGGTGGTTGGACACAGCAATACAATAACAATAAGTACTACAAATTCAATGCTTACAAGGGTAATTCCAATCCTTATGCGACGAATGAGAGTTTAGGCGTTGCGAAGAGACAGCTTCAGAACAACCCAGTCGCTCAGCACATGATGTAAATAAATAGTCGAGTAACAACACCCATTAAAATATTATCCATATATTTTAATGAGCGTATACACGTTAGATATAGATAGTGGTGAACGCGACCCTACTGTATACCCAAATCCTGGTGATTATGTGATAGAACTTAAAAACCCTATTTACGATGTTAATAAAATTTCCATCGCATCTGCTCGAATTCACGCGAGTCAATTACTGATCAATGATCGTAACAAAACGTTTGATTTTGTCGTTCATACTACACCAGAAACAGTGGTACCTGTTACGTTAGCACCTGGCAATTATAACGGAAAAACGTTAGCGACTGAATTACAAACGAAGGTTAATGATGCACTAGGTGGTGCGTACGTGAATTCTCCTATATCATTTACGTATAACAAGGATAAGAATGAAATATCTATAGAGTCTCTATCATCGGCTGCTGCAGGTAGTGAATTTTCGTTTAAGTTTTATGACGGTACGAATGGGTATACACCCGCCACGGGTGGGTATACAACCCCGCATGATATTATCGGGTTGCCACCCGATAACGCGAGATCAAATACATCAGCTACAGGAGGGGTTTCCGGTCTTTTGATTACGGGTAGTATTAATTTACAGGGACCCGACGCTCTTATCATAAAAATCAGTAGTGGTGCAGAGGAATTAAATAAGACGATCTATTCGGATACACCCTTTTACACTGGTCGTATATTGATGTGCGGTGATGTCATTAATTACTCTGGACAGGATGACGTTGTCGAACATAATTTCGATACTGGTTCACAAAACATAACAAAGTTACGTATACAGTTCTTTTACAGTAGTAATAACAGGTTAATTCCATATGATTTTAGGAATGCCAATCATATTTTAAAGCTAAATGTAACGTGTACGACGGATAAGTTAAAAACCATTCCGAACGTGAAAAAGGATTTTTCGCTTCCCACACCTATGCGCATACCGGAGTTTGAGGATCCGAATAGGTGGAACGCGTTTATCTATATATTTATGATAGTCGTGACAGGTGTATTTTTCTTAATATTCACGAGACCACGAAGATTTAGCGAGTGACAGCGTATGCGGGAGCCACGGGCTTCTTGACACGCTTCGAGAGACGGGAGATCACCATGTACACGATCACGGAGAGGAGGGTGGTGAAAAGCGCCGTGAGGGCGTAGTTCATACCACCGTTCTTCTGAACCTTGACGACCTGGTGGATGGACCACCTGACAAGATCCATCCACGACAGGGCAGCGGCGAAGGAGAACCCAGCAACGACAGAGTTAAGGGATTGTGTTTCGAGCTCACGGGAGATCGCGATGAGTGTATCGGTAGCGACTTCGGCGGACATTTTTATAATATATAGAGATTTTATTCTGGTAACAACTCTTCGATAAATAAGATTTTCTTGTATTTATCAGTACTATACCCCCTGACAACGCCATCCTCCTGATCATCATCTCCATCAGTTTCGTCATCACACTCAAATTCTTTGTATTCAGAATCTGTCCACCCTTCCAAGTCAGGGCATGTTTCCATTACTATCAATTGCATTTTTTATCATTGTTTCTGACGGATTGGTCGGATTCCACCCATCCCATGCGTCATATGCATCGTTTATCTTCAAGAACGTTTCATCTTCACCTGAGTATGGTTCGAATAAACTTTCATCCACTTCCTCGTCAATCTCCATATCACTTTCACTAGAGCTCACATCGTCGTAAATTTCGGGGAAGTATGTCCCAATTTGCTCACCTACTGTGTGCATGGCGCAGTATTTCATACAATATTCCATGTCTTTTGCCATGATTGTGTCGCGACCACACGCCCTGGCGTAATGTCCTGAAAGCACTACCGCACTTTCCAATACAGGTGTAATAATCTCAATCGCCGATTGAGCCATTTGGGAAGACAAGTCGTCCAATTCCATCTTGTATTCTTAGTATATTGTTACTGAGTGCGTAAACTCTAAGTTCTCTTTCATTAAGTATGTTATTGTTCAAAGTCATCCTTACATTTTGGTCTTTGATCATACTGAAATTTTTCTGACCGGTCGGATACCAACGTTCAGGTTCGAGTGCGAAACTATACGAGTAAAACCTTCTGAACAATTGTGTTCTCGAGTGATGAATGCCACTCTGTACGGCACGCATATTTACGACATTCCCTGTGATTTTGTCGAGGATGACTTCGTTATCGAGTGTCATTTCTAAGCTTATAAGATTTTCATAATTCGTATACCGTACATCAGGCTCCCCTGGAGGAGGGTATATTTGATCAGGGTGATCGTAGTCGAATGGATGAAATGATCTAGAGGGTGTACTCTTTCTCGCTATGACGAAATAGAGTTCCTTGACCGGATTTGTAAAACTAAGACGAAAGTTTTCTTCATCACGCCCCTCTGCAGTTGACACTGGAATTTGGAACGTGTTCCGCTGCAATTGTGTGATGATGTAATCTTGCTTAATCGATTGAAGTTTAATTCGTTCAGGTTCGTCCAATTGCACAAGTTCCGTATGTATGGATATATCATCAATTTTAAGAGTAGATTTATCTAACGTCGGATCGATAATGTTCAATTGACCTCCCATCCCACTGTGCTGCTCACAATAATAATATAAGTAGTCTGGAGCATCTATCGGTACGGTGAACGAATATACGTATGGGTTTGCGAATATATCTGTCAGAGTGGGTTGAGTGGTGTACTCAACCCCTCCTATATGTGTTCCATCATTCGTCGTAGAAATTTTGAAAGGGTGAACAGATGCCGTACCCTGATTCATAGAGAAATAGTATGTACTTCCTCGTTTCATTCGAATAGTAGGTCTATCAAATCCATTAATGTGGTACTTGTTCAGTCCATTAACTTGTTGCACTGTGACACTGTACGTTGTTCCGTCTGGGTTATATGCGTCATCGAATGCGAGGTGACCAGTATAAATACAATCTGTAACGTCACTCAGTTTGATTTCAATTTCACATTCTTGTTTTGTCAATGCGCACAAGGGTATGGCTAATTCTGGGTTGTTGTGAAAATAGAATGGTATATCAACAATATACTTCGTGGGGGTCGTCGCATTACCCAGGTATCCGTTTATAGGATTGGCACCGTATTCTACAGCCATACCAGATACATCATCATCCGGATATTTACCGATTAGTTTTGATAACGCTGATTGTTTTGTCTGTGTGATATAATGCTCACTGTAGATCTGCAACCAGTCGCGGGGGATACGTTGTATGAGCTGTCCTCCTATCACTAAATCCACATACTGGATTATGGCGTGTCCAATCGATTCATTATACCCTCTATAGGCACTCACAGCTGGAAGATTGATATGCACACGCACACCTTTCAGCAAGTCGCCCGAACCAGCCGGTATCGTACATTTTAGTGTACCTCCGTATGCGATTTCACCCCTTACATCATGTTTTACATCGTACATCGCAAAATTTGAATGCTTCCTGAATTGTTTTATGAAATGCGTATACTCAGGATTTTCTGTAAAAAAAACATCCTGGGTACCCGTTGTGGCGAGCTGGACCCGACCCGCCATTTCTATTATTAGATGTTAAAATTTTAAACCAGCTAAGCCGCTTTCAATGTGTAATACATTATAACTACGTGCGTACACACCTACATTTATATTACGTGTCTTATCGACTACTGTCGATCCTGATGTAGCAGTCGGTACAGTATCGAGTTCTATATCTAGTTTTTTGTGAATGATTCGGCTCATGTTCAACTGTCCCGTGGGGTAATACACCTCTGGGTTAAGTGCGAACGAATACGTATAGAATTCATACGCGGGATCTGGGCATCCGGTATGATGACGAAGTGCCTGTTGATAGGCAAGGTACTGACCACTGTGATCGAAGACAGTCGCACCGTTACACTGAAAGTCTATATTCTTAATCGTTCGATGATCCGATCGTTTCGTGTTTGTGGATGAACCTATGGTAAATCCTTTCAAAACACTCGAAAATGACTGATCAGATGCTGAGGTGTTAAGTAGACGGTCTTCTGTATTGAAGTTGTTCCCAGTCTCTTCCTTCGCAAGGAACATGAGTTCTTTCACTGGATTTGTGAATTTCAACAACACAGATTTTTTGAGTTCCCCTTGTTTGAATTGTATGGTCGATTTTTGTAATTGTGTAATTACGTATTCCATCGGACGCGTGAGTAAAAAGTTCTTCTCATCCTCCGTGATGAAGTAAAAATCAGTTATGAGCGAGGCGCTTTTAATAGAACCTTCAGTTGTTTTCTCCCTTGTTACAAGTCCACTTGATGGTATTGTGTACTTAAATGATACGTCGTCATCTATGTCCCTGAATGTTATACGAACTTCTACAAGTTGTTTCGTGAGTGCACATATAGGAACCGCCAAACTCGGGTTCCTGTGAAAATAGAAGGGGAGATTGACGTAGAACGTATTATAACTATCAGAGACCGACAACGTCTCATTGTGGCCATTCATGAAATAGAGTGACCCACCCGAATCTGCATCATCCTTGTTACTGTGTAACTGATCATACATGTATATATAGTCTCCAGTAAGCCTCTCGATGATTTGTCCACCTATTACCAGGTCCGCGTACTTTATTATACTCTTGCCCACTGGTATATTGTAATAATACCTATGTGATGGGACACTTCCTGTTTCATGAGGGGTGAGGTTTCCAAGTTTAACTTTCAAGATCATTCCCCGTATGAGATCACCGATGTTAGTTGGTATCCGACATTCTACAGAACTCCCAAACGAATTATCACCAGTGAATGGCATTTCTACCGACTCTGTAGAGAAGCGTGTATGTCTCTTGAACAATGTTACGAAATATGAGAACTGCGGTTCCCCAGTAAGCCATTGATCCTGGATACCCGTGACAGCAAGTTGGACACGACCTGCCATTCTTATTACACGTGAGTAAAATTTTATGAAATAAAACGGGGCGGTATTATAGATGGATTTGCGGTTAAGAAAATTTAATCCCGCGACAATGGCTGATGACAAAGTCCTTGTGTTTATCGGTAAACGTAATACAGGTAAGTCCACACTCGTGACAGACATCCTGTGGCATAAAAAACATTTACCAGCAGGGATCGTACTGTCAGCGACTGAGGAAGGTAATCATTATTATCAGCAATATATTCCAGATCTATTCATCTACGGTGATTATGACAGGGAAGCTATAGAACGTGTTATGGATCGTCAGAGGAGACTAGTAGGTGCGGGTAAAACGAACTGTGGTGCATTTTTGCTTTTAGATGATTGTATGTATGACAATAAATTTATGCGTGACACGTGTATTCGTCAATGTTTCATGAATGGTCGTCACTGGAAGATCTTTTTCATGCTTACGATGCAGTATTGCATGGATTTACCACCAGCTCTTCGCGCAAACGTTGACTATGTGTTTATTCTCAGGGAAAACATCATTCAAAACCGCGAAAAATTATATAAATCGTTTTTCGGGATCTTCCCCACGTTTGATATGTTCAATAAGGTAATGGATTCGTGTACTGAAAATTACGAATGTTTAGTATTAGATAACACGTCTAAATCGAATAGAATAGAGGACTGTGTTTTTTGGTACAAAGCGAAAATGCATAAAAATTTCAAAGTCGGTGCCCCAGAATATTGGGCTGAACATAAGAAATCATTTAATCCTAAACGAAATGGGAACAAGATCGACCCCAAGAACGTGAAGGGGCGTTCTACTCAGTTGAAAATTACCAAAACGAGATAATTTCTGGGTATAAATTATGATGTCACAGGGGACACGAAAGCGTAACAAACCCAATAGGTCTACGAATATCAACTTCAGTCCAGGGCCGATGAAAGTTGTAAAAACTTCCAAGGTTGTAAGATCAATACCCAAATTACCGCAAAATTTGGGTATGTCTTGTACGAGACCAGGGTATATTAGGTATCTCGACGAATTGAGATCGCGTCTAGACAGCGTTCGTTATAAGGGTAAGAGAATAAATGTAAGGTTTTTAGAATATGACGATAGTATAAATGAAGGTATTGTTGTGAATACATCCGAACAGTTGTTAAATATGAAGCCTAAAATACAATTCAAGAATAACGGAACAACGGTTCCCACTCTCAATGCGTCATCAGGAAGTATTCATTATTTTCTAATCAGCGTTACCAAACGGAACAATCCGAATATGGGTCATGCGATTAATGTCCTAATGGATACTGGTAATCCGGAACCGCGTATATGGGTGTTTGATCCACATGGACGAAGTGCGATGAATAGAAATGGGTTCGGTAGTATATTACGAAACCGTATATTACCAAATATGAAAAAGTTCTTTGGAAATGTATTTGATAACACCGTTGCGAGATATTATACTGGTCCCAATTTACAGGCTAATAATACCCGTGGTGTGTGTACAACATTTCACCTAGATTTCGCACGAGCAATTCCAGCACTGTTAAACGAAACTGTGAATATACGAACATTTGGTGGTCAAAATATCAATATAGCCGGTCGTGTATCATTTTTAAATAACCCCACATTGTTTTCAACTGTAACCGGTAAACGTGTCACTAAAAAGAATACAAAAACACCACCGAAACTTACGATGACGATGGGTGTGGCGACAAAGAAAAAAATAAGGAAAAAACGGTAATACTTAAAAATAGTTGTATAATATATCAAAGGTAGTGTATGAAGTTTAAGGTCGTGACGCCATCCATGGCTATAAAAAGGACGCGTGTGAAATTATCTCGGCGAGTTGTCCAGGATTTAAAAGAAGTTAGTAAATTATCTTCAGTTAAACAATGGGAATATGCTGGAAACGTGAAATACATGGGCGATGGTTTATTCAGTAAACCAAGTAAAGTGACTTCTGAAAAACGGAACCGTGTCGACACTGACGACATTGCAAAAGTGTGGTACTCTGAAATTTCGTATCATACACACCCCGGAATAGGGTATAATGAAGATGTCACATGTCAGAGTACACCTATTTTCGCTACACTTCCCAGTAATTCAGATTTTGAAGCGTATATAAAGGGGTTTCCGGAAATGCAGGTTAATATCATATGCGATTCACATGGGTATTATGTAATCGACATTCTACAATCCTCCTATGAATTTGCACTACCTTTACCCACATCCGTTAACGTGTACATGAGAAATCTTCGTTCCACACCTTTCATGCGTATATGTGCATTCTCCGATGACGGTCTCGAGTATTTTCATACGACTGTAAAAAATTGGAAACGACAGATCAATGAAAATGTCAATAAAGACCTCATGGAATTATACGGGGTATCGATTATGTACTACACGTACGAAGAAGAACCGCCAGAAATTACTTTATATCAGGGTATAGACGTAGCATAGAATCTTCCAACTCATCAACCTCATCCCACGCGAGATAACACGCGTTAGATGTTTTATCTTCATTACATATTTCATGGGCTTCTTGTACCGCTTCTTTAAAGCGTAGACGAAGTCTTGTATTATCCGGTATTTTTGGTGTTGTCGGTGTAGATGTATTTTTGTAAATGTGATTGAGCACGTTTTCACGTGTCTTAGCTAACCGCTGTTTATAATAATCCTGTGGAGTATGACAAATGCATAACATCTTCGTATACTATATAAAGAGAATAATATCTTTAAACAATATACGAACATGTTTTCATGTTTCTCAAAACGGGTATTGTCGGGAATTGACGATTCGTTTCCTGTTTTCAGTTTGAATAGGTACGAAGGGTATGCAAAAATTACAAGTGTTTACGACGGAGACACGTTTCGAGCCGCTATCATCAAACATGGGCGCGTGCTTAAATTTACTTTTCGCACACTCGGTTACGACTCACCAGAGATGAAACCTGTACTATCCACGTCACGTCGAAATGACCATATATACGTGGCGAAACTCGCTCGCGACATATTCAAACAAGAGTGTGGATTTGATGATCGTGCACCCTTTGAACGATGGAATCCGTTTTTGTGTAAGAGTAAGGTAAATGGATTGGTTTGGATAAAATGTGATAAGAATGATAAATATGGACGAACCCTGGTTACTGTATATAGGTATAAAGGAGATACAACGTCGGTAAACGAAAAGATGCTCTCATCTGGACTTGTAAATGCTTATGATGGTCGCACAAAACCTAAATTTCATATCCGAATATAAAGAATTGTGTATATACAACTGTATAAGATGTCTACCTACAACGTCGAACCTTGTACTTTCATTTACCGTGTATCTTCCCTGGCTAAGGTTGTCGACGGTGATACGATTGATGTCAACATCGATCTTGGTTTCGATGTAGGTACAAAGCAACGCGTTCGTCTCTTGGGTATTGATACACCCGAGTCGCGTACATCGGATAAGGAGGAGAAGAGGTTTGGTCTCCTCTCAAAGAAGAAGTTGAAGGAATGGTGTTTGAAGGCTGTCGCGTCCGAGAAGGATGATATTGAAATCGAGCTCAGATGTCCAGAGGCGGACTCGAGAGGTAAGTTTGGTCGTGTCCTTGGAGAAGTTTGGGTCTCTGAGGACGGTGTATGGACGAATGTAAACAAATGGTTGTGTGATGAAGGGTACGCCGTACCATACAGTGCGCAGAATAAGGCTGAAGTGGAGGGTCTTCACATGATCAATCGTAAGAAGCTGATTGATCGAGGTGAGATTGAAGCGTAACTTTTTTCTAATAATATATAAATGATAGGCAAACTGTTGATACTACTCATCATGAGTATATTCATGGCTGCAGCCGTATTATTTTTTACAGAACCGAAAAGTGAATTCCACGCGAAAGCTAAATTTTTCATGTCTGTTAAGTTATTTGAACTTCAGAAGATGATCAATCCCGATGCGAAGATAGATTAGTATATTAAAGAATTACAACATAATAAATACACTAGACAGTTAAGCTAAGATGCCCGAGTTGGTCTAAGGGGTGCGACTTAAGATCGCCTGTGCTTTGCACGCGTGGGTTCGAACCCCACTCTTAGCAGCCGCTCCTATAGTGTAGTTGGTTAACACTGCGGACTTTGAATCCGCCACCCCAAGTTCAAGTCTTGGTGGGAGCTTACCCTTCCTTAGCTCAGTTGGTAGAGCAGTGGACTGTAGTTCCATTTGTCACCTGTTCGAATCAGGTAGGAAGGACCCCGCCCCTGTAGCTCAGTTGGTAGAGCGCTAGCTTTGTAAGCTAGTGGTCGCAGGTTCGAATCCTGTCGGGGGCATCATCTTTGTATTATACGACACACCTCGTATACTACGCAGATATGAAATCAGGTACCTTTGTCTTATACCGTGCGAATGCACTCTTTTCGGCCACATAATATTTACGGTACGCCTCGGTCACGTCAGGTGTTCTATACATATCTGGCATACATTCAGGGATACCTTGAATTGAATAATACGCCGTTTCACTCACATGTTGATCAAAGTGAGAAGGGATATTATCGTGTAGCCAGTTGAGGTGATGTTCGCACGTATGTACTTTACCAAAGCGTCTCGTGTATTCTTTCGCGAGTTCGATACCGATTTCACATGCATACATATAGTTTTGAAGACTGGATGAAATCCACATCGTCATGGGGTGTTTTTTATGCGCGGCTTTATACCCGCGTTGTGAACCATTCTTCGTGTACGGTGCATTTTCTCGTACATAATCTTCTTGGTCTGCATAGAACCACGCCGTGTATAGCATCTGGCATATTTCGAGTTGGATCTTGATTACATGTTGATCGCAGGAGAGTTCCGCAATTTCTCTTGGGATCAGGGATAGAAAAAAGATGTTCATTTTAAAAATAGTGACGTCATCATCCGACTTAAGCCTCTTCTGAAGTGAGCGAGAGTAAATTGATGATATCTGTAAAGTAATCCAAGGACGCATTTACAAAATCACCACTGTAATTTCTCTGTAATATCTTGTTCGTGTCGTATACTACGAATAACGCGAAAATAAGAGTAGTGATCTTTGTGTATTTTTTCTTACCGGGAGAAAGTAATCGCGCAAAAATAAGTGCAATCAACGAGAAAATCAGAACAATGCCGAGTATCGACAAATCGTATCCAAGCTTAACCGTGGCGATACCAGCAAACAACATAGCTACAAAAATGGCGATCGTTTCGAGTAAAGCTTCTTTCATATCCTCAATCTTGTGCATGAGCATACCCGTAGTAAATGACACGAGAGTAAACAAGGCAACCTTATAAGGTAACCCCATCTTTATAAAAATCAATGCCATGAAAAGCCCCAGGTTCCCGAGTGTGAGAAATAGGTTATTGTTCGTCGCGAATTCATTTAACGAGGCGTTGTTAACTGTCGCTTCAAGTGCCCTGAACATGATAAACATCTGAAATATAAGATGTCCGAACACACTCGACATGAAAGGTACTTTATTCTGAATATCCATTTATATAAACATATATAAAAGTTCTATCGGTGTTTATATAAATGTTGAGTTGCTTGTATAGTCCTATACTTGCAATTACAGCTAGACGTCGCAGGATGAGGAAAAATGCATATGTAGCAGACTCGCCTCCACCTATCGATACACCTAATAGATGGGAATTTGGTAGTTACTGCTGGAAAGTCACGGTTGAAGCCACGAACAAAAAGGAGGGTGATGTAGACCGCACGTTTATTGGTTATAGTCAGAATATGAATATCGCGAAGAGGACTGAAATTGCATGCGATAGGTATAAGAAATCTGGAACGGTGTGTGGAGAAGTGACAATGTCCATGAAAGGGGGTGAGTGTGATGATGTCATATTCATGAAATTGAAAAATGCGACCGAACTGATCAAACTCTAATTATGAGAGTTCGTATGGATATCTATGTATCCATAGATTACATATCCATTTTTCACCTGATATCACAGGTTTTCCACCGTGGATTGCTTTATTTGTCATAATACCCCAATCATTAAGTGTATTGAACAATAGAACATCTCCCTTTTTGAGTTTATATTCCTTACCTAAAACTGGAAAAGATGTCTCACCACCTTCGTAATCATCATTGAGTCCTATTATACATGTGTATAGACGTGGGTTTTTACCATCTCTGAATGCATCTTGATGCGGTTCATAAAACCCACCCGGTTTATACTTGAGTACCTGTAAATACTCAGCATTGTCGAATTGTCTATCGGTAAATGAGACGCATTTTCCCATCACATCTTCAACAACTTCTGATTTATTTGGGTCTAACCATGCTGTCTCACTCTTACGTTTCGTAGTATCGACCGATTTACCTAACGCTATCGTTGACGGTTTCAGGTTATTGGATGCGAGTTCGATAATGTGATCACATGTCTTATCTGTAAAAACATTACGTATTACATACGGTTCCTGATATTTAGGTCGGATAAAAATACACAAAAGTACAAATGAAATTAGTATAAATATAACCATATATATTCATAAGATTATATTAGGGGGTGTTCGTGATCTATATCTCGCACGTATCCGCTCTATGACTGTATTCGTATACATGGTTAATTCGATTAACTCGTCTATTATAGCGTCTTCAACTGATACATCTAATACATACTGTCTCAATAAATCTCCCGCTGTATCGGTATACATGGTGTAGATATCTCTTACATCACGCGTTTTTGAATTATATTTATCTCTGAACTGTAGTTCACGTTTCAACTCGGTTTCAGACATCTCGTTAAGAAGGAATTTCATCCGTAGATATCTGTTATCTTCATATAGGAAACCAAACCTATACGTATTATCATAATCTAATCGAAGCATTTCCAACGAAATCAACAGTATCATGTCTGGTGCATTCATTTCTACCAATTCGCGATGCGATGGTCGACCTCCGCATGGAATGTCGCCATGTTCTCGACTGCGTTTCTTGAACTCGAAATAGTGAGGATTATGTATTCGACCAGTCTCGACCCGTCCCGTCTTCCAGTCGAATGCTGTTTGACATTGTGTACACCATATCTGAGCGCACCCTTCGATTTTATGAATTAACACGCCACACTTTGGACACGGTCGTGTATCTTTTTTTATGAGTTTCACAGTTTTGACCGTATCTTTATTACACTTATGTGTCGGTGTCATTTTTTCATGACACTTACTACAAAAAGACGTCGTGCAGATCCCACATACGAAATTTTCATCTAAGAAACCGTTACATTCATCATTGAAACACGTTTGCGTATACACGTGATCATTGTTTATGACAGGGTTTACATCAGCCATACCATGAAGTTCTTCGTATATATTCATAATAGCAATCTTTATTTCATCTTTTAAAGCCGATTTCGCGTATTCTGATAGGTCAGGTTCATAGTCTATCTGTCCGAGTATAAAATACATGTACACATAAGACGATCGTAGGCTACGTTTTTTCAATTCCCGGATTACATATGGCTGTGTTTCCGGTAAACGGGCCTTTTCACGCTCGAATAAAACATTTTCACGATGTTTTCTATAATGTACGTTCCTGAATACAGCTGAACAATATGTATCTACAAGTTCTCTATTATGTTCATGTTTACATCCCATGCAATGGGGGTCTTCCATAGTCGATAACAGATATTTTTGGCTACATGAACGACAGGACTTTAAATCACAAAAAGGGCACTCGACCTTTTTGTGATTTGAATTGTTAATCTTTTCACAACAGACTTGACAACATTCCATTACTTAAAAATGAACAGTGTCTTTAAATGTTTCTATTACGTAAGTTTGTTTTAGGTCGAGCCATATTTTTCATAAATGATTTCACGAATGACGATGACACTTTACCCATTGTTGAAGGTTTGGCACGGGTTTTTGTAAGGCGTTTTTTCATGTTCGCGAGTGTTTCATTATCACTCTCGGGGGTTTTAGCCGCAGCCTTAGGTGGCGTTGCTTTTTTGGCGACAATACCCGGTCGCTTTTTCTGAGTAGTTTGTTTAGACTTTGCATATGCCTCTTTAGCTTTCCGTAATTTCGCGGACATACTCTCCGATGAGGGTGATTTATTTTTTTTCTTGATAATGATCGGAGTAGTTTTTTGAGACATTTTCGGTATTGTTTTGAGTATACCGGAAAGTGTAGATCCCTTGATGTAAGGGTGGTTAAACAGTCTAGTATATGTCGGTATATTCAGTAAAGTACTCCCAGCCTTGCGTGGCTTTAAACGAGCAGCATAAATATGGGTACCATTCACACCCAAGTATTTAGCTGGTATGATATCTTCTATAAATTTCCGTGTGCTATCGTCCAAATGTTTTTTATGATTAAATAGACTGTTTAAAAAGAAATGTACATCGTACATTTTAGGATTACCCCTGTATATACCATATGGTACGAGGTAACTGCCACTATTATTGACCTCTGGATTTTTTATGGAATTGCTAAAACCTAAACCAAAATCAATAATACGAACCTTGCCACCGGCTGTTATGAAAATGTTTTCAAGGTGAAGGTCATTGTGTCTGAAAGAGGAATTTTTTTCATGTAACGTCTTGAGTATTTTTAAAACTTGTATGACGATTGACCTGATTTTCCTGGGATCTTTATTTAATTTAGGTAGCAGTTTCCCAAATGGCTGCCCTTCTAAAAACTCGGAGTACAAGCGAGTATCATTCTTACATTTCTCGAGGGCGTATACATCAGCGGCTGTATTTTTACCAACCATGTTTATGAATTTTTTAGTAAGATTATGTTCCGCAGTCAAATTTTCGTTCGATACCTTTACAGCGAATTTCATTTTACACGCGTCGTTTAGACACGCATGATACACTGTCCCATGTTCACCCTTACCTATCACACGAACATTCTTAAATTTGTTCATCTTAGTTGAACAAGGTGAATTAATCATCACGCGCTGGACGGCCGATTTTGTATCGGTCATTCTTATATTTTATACATATTAAAATCTCTGCCTGTATTATAAACATGCTCGCACTCATCACACTACTGATCATAAACACGCGAATTTTCATGACAATGGAAAATAAAAACGCGCTTAAGGTATCTGTAGATGCCATGCCGGAGAAGTCTGACTCAGGGGAATGGACTATCTACGGGTCCATGGGCTGTGGATGGACTCGTAAACAGCTCGATTATATGAAGAGTAAGGATAAACCCTTCACATTCGTTGACTGTGATAACGGTGAGTGTGACGGCATCGAAGGGTTTCCCACGATGATTCACACTTCCGGTGAGAAGGTCGTAGGTTTCAAAGAGGTTTAAATACCGCGGACAACCTGAATGGAAATAGAAAGAAGAAGCGCGTCGAGGAACGTGTTCAGGGGTTTCAGGACCGATATGTGCTTACTAAGAGAATTGTTCCACGTGAAGCGGAGTACGAACGTAGTCACAAGAATGGAAAGAACGATCATCAGTATTTCGGTGATTGCATCCTTATTCGTCTTGGCCTTTACAATATCCTTAATCATTTACTATGTATATAGATTTTTTTCTGCTATATATATAATGAGTAAGACTCCCCCAACGAATGGATCCGAACACACATTCACAACCAAAAAGTGGGGTGGAAAGGTTGGCAAAAATAATAATAATTGTTACGCTTATGCCATGAATGACTACCAGAGATATCGCGGGTGGAAAAGTCAGCCTGGAGAACGCGCGAAATTGACAAGTTCGGGCAAATACGTTAACTGCGGGAAAATACCGAAACTCGTGGTGTCCGACAACCCTAAAAAGGTATACATGGTTAAAGGTGGTACGAAGTGTAAACCTTCGTATTACAAAGTGATGCTTTTCGTAGCTACGTGCAAGAAGAGTAATTATCTATGCCAAGGAGACTTTCATTTTTATAAGCAGCATAGTAAGACTGAATATAAAGTGAAAAAAGGTGACACACATGAAAGTATCGCTACATTTTTCAAAGTACCCACATCACGTGTCAAGCGGTCGGCACCCGCGTTGAAACCAGGTAAAGTGATTACATTTAAAGCTGATTTTTTCAGTCATAAACGTGGGTGGGCTACAGGTCCTCTTGTGGTAGGAGCCTCAGGTAAACTAATTACCGATCCGAGAAAGATATCCAGGAATTACAATGGATTGAACTATAACAAGTATTGTAGCTCATTCTGTGTCAAAAATAATGGGATTAAGGTTGGACATACTCACCCCAAAATCAGAAAGTAAGCTTTCCAATTCATCTACATGGTCAACATCAAAAAATGCGTCTAGTGTATCAAATATGTATGCATCATCCACCTGCCTGATAACATCCGTATCATGAATTAAATTTTGTATGGTCACAGTAACCCTGAAGTTACTTCCATCGAAAATCTTTCTACACACTGGACATGTTTGCTTACCTCTAGATTTCCAATCCTCTATACAGTGAGAGTGAAATACATGACCACACCGAAGTGCTGGGTTTTGTCTTGTTTCTCTCACTGGATTGAGACATATTGCACATGTCGTGCATTCTGATGAAACGCCCATACAGTTATTATGACTTTATTTTTCAACTTTTTACTCAGTTGATTTCGGACAGATCCATTGTAGAGTCGCACAATCCACAAGGACTTCCATCGTTTAAGGGTTTAGGGGTTTCATGGAGTTCGGGTCCCTTCTGTTGGAGTAGTTTACGGAAAGAATAATTATCTTCGGGGGCGATCCCATGCTTAGCCTTCAAGTAGTTATCGTAGAGCATTGTCGAGTTGTTGATCGTATGACACCTGCCATCGGCCATACCAAGTCGCTGAGACATTTATATTACAACTAGAAATTAATTTGTCGGTTCGTGATAGTATTTGTCCAACTCTTGAACCCAAGTTTCCGAACCCTCTCAATAACCTTATCTATTTTATACCCAAAGTATTCGTCAAATTTGTCATATACCTGTGCTTCGGATACCCTGATACCCGGACATTCATTGATGTGCTGATTAATAATGTTGTATGCGAACGCGATTTCTTTGAGGGTTTCCGCCCCTGTGATGATGATTTTACCAGTTCCAAAAATACTCGTCGTGATTTCTTTCATGTCTTCAGCTGGTTTAAATTTTATTTTAACGGCTGAATATCGATCGGGTTCAAATGAAACCTTAAAAACGTCTGAATAGTTTTCAAAGTGTTGTGTCGTTTTCATAAGATTGATGTTATGATTCAAACTGAAGTTCGAATTTATCATGACAACACGGAACGTTTCGGCTGGAGGTATGATATCCTTGTCGAACGATTGTAGAATATAGACGAGACCTGAAATGATATACTTACAGTTGAAGATATCTTCACACCCGGCAACCTGAATACTCCCGTTTGGAAAAATCTTGATGGATTTCGTACTATGCCCGTCATCATATGTCAACGTAATCTGATTGTAGAACGTCGTAGGTTTAACACTCCAAATGATAGGGGTGTTGTTTACATTTTCCCTATGAAGTTTGATATCTTTGATTTCTTCGAACACTGCACGAATATCACCAACGTCGACTGGTTTTGAAAATGAAGAGATCATTGTGATCGTCGTGAGCTTGATACGCGAAGGTCTTATGCGTTCCGGTAGCGCATTTCTAAACTCATCCTGTGTGAGGATGTAAGAAAACGTATTATTCGCGATTGATGAAAACATTTACTTTCCAAAGTATTAAAGAACGACTTAAGTCAAAAAACGTGATTAAACCATTTAGAGAAACAAATAGATTTTTACACAATGCCTTCATTCGTCAAAAGTGCCTCAGTTTTTACGAATAAACGGGGTATAAAGTGTGTGGAAGTGAAATATTCGAGATATATTGAAGGAAAGGGTTATGTACTAATACCCGGACACTTTGAGACGGACTCGATAGGTGATTGGTCTGATATTCAGTATAAGGACGGTGATCATCGTTACGATGACTTTCTGAATACGATGGTAGAGAAGACGATCACAACCAGGAGGCAGTTGGCACTGATCGAATTAGATAATGTGTTATGTTCGAACTACAATGTACATTCACTCATACGTATAATGAACACATTACGAGTTATAGATCCAACATTTATACCCCCATATATTAACATCACATGTGCATGGCAGAAGGCGTATATACGCGAATTTTGTCTCAAAACGTTTCCAGAAGTTATTCAAAATTGTCGCAGTGAACGACGCCTTGATAATTTATTCAGCGTCTTACAGAAGATAGAGCTAGAATTATGAGAACTATCAATACAATTGTGAATATATCAAGTGTTTTCATACTCTTCGCAACCTTCTTCACATCCTGTACAATGCTAGATACTGTTTCAAAACTCACTAATTTCTTCTCGTCCACACCCATATCTATATTTCTTCCTGGAATGAGAGGTCTAGATAATCGGCACTCAACTTTAGACGGGCGACATGTCTCAACCACCTTGTCACCGGAAGTTATACCCGTTTCACATATATGTGTATTATCATTCAGTAGTTCAGGCTCAGGCTCGAGTGGCTCTTCATATTCTTCGAATGGGTGAGGTTTACCTATCGCCCCTGGTAATGAAAATGTATGCTGGACATATGGATTTATTTTATCAATACTATCCTCATCGCTAAGCATATACTTGCTCATTTATAGTATCATGAGATATATTTTTTGTGTGTCATCTTCTTACCATGTTCCATCCACATCTTATCTAGGTCAATATCTAACATGTGTGCCAGCTGGAACAAATAACTGAACACATCACCCATTTCCATCATAATATCAATACCCCTCTCCTTTTTGATATTGGTTTTTTTGAACATCTTCTTAGATTGTCGTATAGCAGACGCAAGTTCGCCAAACTCTTCCGTGAGTAAGAGCCATACCGTATTAATTTCAGCGCGGTCCCACCCTTTAGATTTACAAATCTTCTCTGTCTCACTTTTATAGTAATTCAATGACGCCATCTTATATCATATACAATTCATACCTTTATACACCTATCTTATCACTTTTATCAATTTTAAGACCGAATGTACTCGTGTTAGCCGGGGCGATAGGTGGCACAGCAAGTGTATCTATATCACGGATATAACCCAGGTACTGTGCAACTCCAGACTGAACCTGGGAAAGAGCTGTCTTGATGACTATACCGTTCATGAACTTGACCTGTTCATTCACCTTGGTTGTATGATTACTCGCATTGTTTATGAAAACGTTGCGCATGATCGCGTACAAATCGTCTGGGTTTTGGTAATCTATAGAAACACCGGTCTTATTCTTGAACGTCTGACGGATAGCTTTCTGGAGTAAGTTACGATTGAATTCCGAAAAAAATAACGTGTTGAGTGGGGTCGTCGTCTGCTTCATAGAATTTAAATGAAGAGCGTCACACATTTAATATAATCCAGGAAAAAAAGTATGTGTAAAGTATAAATGATAGCCGCAGCTGACTTCGACGAAGCCTATGCCACTCAGGCGTGTGAATACAAAAAACCTGAATGTACTGCCCCGGGTTGTTTTGTAGGTTCCTACCCACCCATCTCTAAAGCGGGTGAGAATGGTCCCTTTTTTGTGAATACAAGTTTTCTTCAGCCCAATCGTTATGCTGAGACGGTGGGTCCCGTGCCAGTTCGAAGTGAAGACTTCAAATGTAATTAAAAAGTAGGACAGTATTATTCTTAGTATGAAAGTTATTAAACGTTCCGGTCATGTTGAAGACGTAAAGTTCGATAAGGTCACCAACAGGATCACAAAACTCATGAACGACCCATGTGAACTATCTAGTGGTGTCGATGCATCCATGATTGCTCAGCAGGTATTTTCTTCGATGCACGAGGGTATAACTACCCAGGAAATAGACACTCTCTCCGCTGAAATTTGTATCGGCATGATCACGAAGGATACTGATTACGAGGTACTCGCGACCCGTATTATCGCGAGTAACATTCAGAAGATCGCCCCCAACAATTTCCATATCGCGATGAAAAAATTGAACAAAGCTGGTATTATCACAGACGAAGTAGTCGACGTTGCTAGTCGAGTAAAGGATAAGATTGATCCAAAGCGAGATTTCGACTTTGGATATTTTGGTCTGAAAACCCTGGAAAAATCATACCTGCAAAGACATGACGGAAAGTTGATGGAAACGCCACAGTACATGTTCATGCGTGTCGCGATAGGAATTCACGGAACTGATGAAGAAAGTGTACTGGAGACATACGAACACATGTCTAAAGGAAATTTCATTCATGCCACACCTACACTGTTTAACTCTGGAACGCCACGGCCTCAAATGTCATCCTGTTTCCTGATTGCTAACAAGGGTGATTCCATCGACGGTATCTATGGTACACTCACTGAATGTGCACAGATTTCCAAGTGGGCAGGAGGTATTGGTCTACACATTCACGATGTTCGCGCGAATAAATCCAAGATCCGGGGCACAAATGGTCAGTCGGATGGCATTATTCCCATGCTAAGGGTTTTTAACGCGACTGCTCGATATGTCAACCAGGCGGGTAGAAGGAAGGGTTCGATCGCTATATACATTGAACCATGGCACGCTGATATCATGGAATTTCTGGAATTGCGTCTCAATCAGGGTGACGAAGAGTCTCGCTGTCGTGACCTGTTCTCAGGTATGTGGATCCCGGATCTTTTTATGAAGCGTGTTGAAGAGAATGCTCAGTGGTCTCTTTTCTGCCCGGATACGACCCGTGGCCTCTCCGATGTATACGGGGATGCGTTTGAAGAATTGTATCTGAAGTATGAACGTGAAGGGTTGGCGGTGAAGACTATTCCGGCTCTAGATGTATGGAAGTCTATAATTAAATCACAGAGTGAGACTGGAACACCCTATATGCTGTATAAGGATGCCTGTAACTCTAAGTCCAATCAGAAAAATTTGGGAACTATCAAGTCGTCCAATTTGTGTACCGAAATTATCGAACACACGAATCCTGATGAAACGGCTGTATGCAACCTCGCCTCTATCGCACTTCCCAAGTACGTGAAAGAGGGTAAATATGATTACGAAGAGCTTCACAGGGTGACTAAAATCGTAACGAGAAATTTGAACCGAGTTATTGACCGCACGTATTACCCTGTTAATACAGCGAGAACGTCTAATATGCGTCACCGACCCATTGGGTTGGGTGTTCAGGGACTGGCAGATGTATTTTCCATGTTACGCATTCCATTCGAAAGTGAGGAAGCGAAGGTGATCAATGCCAACATTTTCGAGACTATTTATCATGCATCACTGGAGGCGAGTTGCGAACTTGCTGTGAAGCACGGGTCTTATGAAACATTCAAGGGAAGTCCCATTTCTGAGGGTATTCTTCAGTTTGATATGTGGGACACCAACGATACGACACGACCTCATTCCGGTATGTATGACTGGGATATTATGCGCGAACGTGTTAAAAATGGTGTGTATAATTCTCTTCTCGTCGCACCAATGCCTACCGCGAGTACTGCTCAGATCCTCGGTAATAACGAGTGCTTCGAACCATGGACTACAAACATCTACCTTCGCAGGACACTCGCGGGTGAATTTGTCGTCGTAAACAAGCATCTCATTGAGGATCTCAAGAAGGTAAACTTGTGGTCGAAAGACATGAAAGACCTCATGGTAAAAGCGGGTGGTTCAATCCAGACCATCACCGATATACCAGATGATATCAAGGCGCTGTACAAGACTGTATGGGAAATCAGTCAGAAGACCATTATTGACATGGCACGTGATCGAGGTCGATACATCGATCAGTCTCAGAGTATGAACCTGTTTATCGAAAATCCTACACTTTCCAAATTGTCGTCGATGCACATGTACGCCTGGAAATCTGGTCTCAAAACTGGGATGTACTACCTGCGTAGTAAAGCGAAAGCCCGACCTATCCAGTACAGCCTGGAAGCTGAATGTACAGCTTGTTCGGCTTAAAGTTTTGGGTATATATAGGATTAGATGGCTAAATTTCACACCTTTTTGGATGATCTAGATATCCTAGAATATGACGGGCGTAAGATATCTCTATGCACGGTCGAGGGAAAGCCTGCACGTATTCAACTACCGAGGATGTATATGCCGTTCGGTATGTCCGGTTTTACACCGGCCGTTGGCAATACTAAATGGAATGTAGATTTTTCGATGAAGGGGTATGATGAAGATGGAAACTATGTGAAATCGTTTTATGAAACAATGCTCAAAATCGAGACGCATATCATAGAGAATGTGGCTAAGCAGAGTATTGAAATATTTGGTAAGGAGATGAGTGTTGATGAACTTCGCCCGATTTTTAATTCAAACCTTAAATATTCGGAGGGTAGGGAGCCCAAATTCAGGGTTAAAGTTGACGTGAGTGGTGCAGGTGTGATTAAGACAGGCGTGTTTAATAGTGAAAAGCAACACATGAAAGATGAGATTGTCGACAAATTGTACGCGAGAAATTCTGGTGTTGGTATCGCCGAGATGTGCAGTGTCTATTTCCTAAACAGACAGTTTGGTGTTACATGGAAGTTGCATCAACTTGTTGTGCATGAGCCACAACAACTTAAGGGGTTTCAATTCGTATTGTGATTATTTACCTTCTAATAAAATTTTGAAAATCATCTGAGCCTCTTTTAACAATTTACCTTTTACTATACCATAATCATTTGGATCCATTTTCAACTTGATCTTTGCTACGCGGACCGCTTCGTCCCACTTAGCAAGTGTCATTGTATTCTAGTATATCACTTCATTTTTTTTATGAGTGTCTTATACTTCTTAGTACCCTTCTTAGGCGCCAGCTTGAAATCACCCTTCTTCACAGGCTTGAACACCTTGACCATAGCCTTCTTACCTTCATCCTTCATCCTCTTCTTAGCCGCGGCGACGGCAGCCTTACTTTTGATATTTCCGTACCTGTCCTGTACGAGATCCTTTTTCGCGAGACCACCGGATGTGTGCGCGGCGGCGCCATGGAAAACTTCCGCACGGGAGCCCTCCGTCGTGAGATACATGTTGTTATACTATATCATCGGAAAATTTTCCTGATGGCATCAATTGATTTTTCCTGTTTACTGGGAATTTGACACTCTATACGCTTATCGTTAAGTACATCTGCACATAAAACGGATTTATGCCCTTGAAGTGAAATCATCGCCAAATCGACGCTCCGAAAACGCTGTGTGTCATTATAAGTAAACTTCTTCACGTATACTTCATTCTTTTGTCCAGACCTATGACAACGCCCAATAGCTTGCAATTCTGTAGATGGGTTCCAAGATGGCGCCATTATATACACACGAGTGGCACACTGAACATTTAGACCAACCCCACCACATTTAATTTGGATCACGAGTATACTACCCTGATGCGCACGCTTGAACTCTTCCAAACGCGCGTGTCTTTCGTCTTTGTTGAGTGTTCCGTCTATCCGAAACGTTTTCCCGTCAAATAAACTACACACTTTATCCATTTCACCCTTGTACTGACAAAACACCACGGTTTTTTCATCGGGGTGCATGTTTACATACTTGTATAAAGTGTCCATCTTGTTGGAACTCATTTGCCATACCGTCCTTTCACATTCTTCCTTTTTCGCGACACCGTCAAGGTACAGTTGAGGCCAAATCATAACCTGTCGAACGCGCAACAAACACTCCAAAATGTGCATGTTCCTCGATACCTGACTTATCGATGACCGCATAATGTCACGAATTCGTTCTTGTGCACCCAAAAAGGCTTCTTCGTATAAGATTTTTTCTTCTTCGTACATATCCAGTTCGATATTTTCAAAGTGACAGTACGGTATTTCGAGTATTCCATCAGCCTTCGTTCTTCGAAGAATGTAAATATCCTTGATATCCTTGTGCATCGCTTGAACCGTGGATTTAGAAAACCCAATAAACATACACAGGGAGACGAAATCTTCCATAGAATTAAACACAGGTGTACCAGTTACTGCCCAGTGAATTTCCGATTTGAGTTTGATAGCCGCTTTAAATGTTCTCGTCTGTCGGTTACGAATTTCATGAGCTTCATCCAGAACGACGCGGTTCCACTTTACATGATGGATAAGTGTCGTCTTACTGTAGAGCATGCTGTAAGGGCATATCACAATATCAGCTTTCGTAAAATCATTGATATCCCTGGTTCTGTCGGGACCGTCGTACACTAGAACAGAGAGACCGGGTGCGAATTTTGCGATCTCTATACTCCACTGAGTGACGATTGTTTTGGGTGCAACTACCAGTGTTAATGGTTTGGGATTGTGTAACACTGTTGCGATGATCTGAATAGTTTTACCCAACCCCATCTCATCACATAAAAATCCACCTTTTGGTCCCGTCTTTTGTTTTTCCATAGCGAGCATCCATTTGACGCCATCTTCTTGATACGGTGCGTGTAATTTTCCGTTTAACGTGTATTTGTTCATATTTCGATGAAAAATTACAAAACTCTTCTCGACTTAAGCTACTAATCACTGCAATATTTATCGTCTGGGTCTGATACCACCTCACACGTATGTACCTTTTCTTTCACGACACGTGGTTTTCTTTCTTTAGGTTTAGGAAGTTCATCTATATGTTCCCTGTAATACAAAACCTTGTCCCAAAATGCTCGCATTACGGGGAGATATGTTTTCCACCATTCACGATCTCGTTTGACATTTACAACATCAAATTCTTCAGGTTTAGGCCAGTTTGTTTCAGCAGGTTTATACTGAATAAAATCCGCTTCTTCGAGATCTAGAATTTCCATGCATAGTTGTAGCTGAGGCATGTAATGTTCTGGCACTTCACCCGGTATAATCTGGCGCTGTGGTGGACACTTGATTTCGACCAGTTTACCTGATTCAGAAACACCGTCAGGACTTCCACCTAACCACGTTTCGATGGGATGGCCTACGAGACCGATTTCATGAACTACTTCCCCGTGACGTTCTTCGTATAAAATACGAGCTTCGTCCTCATATTTTTCACCGTGACGCGTGGCTTCATTCCCAAAGAATGGAACACCCAACCCACATTTTTTTAGTAGTAGACCATCGGGGGTTTCGTATTTATTTTTTCCAATCGCGGTTGCGGCATCACTTGCGGTGAGCATGGTTTTTCTTTGGTTTAGCCATTCCTCCGATTTTTGTGGGGCATACTCCCTCTCTATCAATACCTTCACTTTCTCGTCCATTAATTGATTGTTGCTCTAAACGTTTAAGTGTCAAACGAATATGTTTACTTGAATAAATTGACCCCTTTTCCTTCTTATCGTTCTTGGTAACCCGTTTTTTAGGTGAATAATTATCGTAATTCATCTTATAATAATTAGGATCTGTGTATTGACTTAGGCGGGTAAAAAAACGCTCTCGCAGCGTTCTGCTCTGCCTGCTTTTTACTTTTCGCATATCCACTTCCCAGACACACACCACCGACAAGAACGTTTATGTAAAAAATACCATTCTCATGGTGACCGATCGAGTACACGGGTAAATCTAATGCATTCGTTTGACAATATCTCATGAGGTGATCTTTGAAATTGTCGTCGATCATAATAGACTGAAGATTTACATATTCGGGGTTGTTATAGATACGTAGAATAAACTCCTTTGCGTGTAACAATCCCATGTCCATATAAATAGCTCCGATGAGTGATTCAAATACATCTTCTAAAATTTTAGGGTTGTGAAACCATTTATTACGCATACCCTTTTCATCCATCCTAATCCATTTGTACAGTTCAAGTTTAGAAGCAATACCTGCAAGTGTTTCACCTCGCACGAGTTTAGTACGAGCTTTGGTTAAGAAACCCTCCTGTCTCGTTTCATACTTATCGTATAAGAATTTGGTAATAACAAAACCCAGAACAGAATCGCCAATGAATTCAAGTGTCTCAAATGACCCTGTTAACTGTTCATCTTCCTTTAGTGCTGATTTATGGGTAAATGCTTTTTGGTACAAATCTATGTTTGATATTTTTGTACCAACAAGGGTCTCGATAGATGTTCGATCTATAATAGTCATGTTTTTATATGGTCTTATTTTTTTAAGCCTCAACCTTTGTGTAATGGGGGCTCAGGAACTTCTGAAGGTTCAGGAACGTCACCTGGGTATCAGCGGGGGGATCCAAGAGATCGCGGAGCTTCTGGTCGAGTACGAGAATGCGCCCGTTGTCAGGATGCTTGAGATCGTTCGCCTTTACGTACTCGTTGATGGAACGGGTGACGGTGCTGCGCGAGACGAGCTTACCCTCAGGGAGGTTCAAAAAGACGCGAAGCTTCTCAGAAATCTTCTGCTCACGGTTGAACCCGTTGTTCTTGGCGCGGTTGGCAGACTTTTCACCAGTAGGATCGTCCTGCTTAGCCTTGATCTTTCGTACAATCTTAGTGAGCGACTTAAGTTCGTTACGGAGCGCGGTCATTTCAGTGAGGACGGTTTCAATGGACATTGTACATTGTATAAGTACCACATCTTTAAGTGGGTGTTTGTTAGGTAAAAAATGTTGATCTATAATAATGGATGTTAAACTCTATTCGAAACCCGTGATAGAGAAATACATGAATGACAATTTCTTTTTCGGTGATGAGAAATTGAAAAAATATTTCATGAGAGATGAGGCTCGGGATCTTGGAAAATTTAGAAAGCGGATGAAGGATAAGTTTCCAACCAAGACGTTCGATAAATTCGTGTACGTGTGTGTTACGGACATCACGCGTGATATAATACTCACGACGATAGGAGAGTTGAGTGAATTCATGAAAAATATGGGAGATCTAGTTGTGAGTGGTGGTGAGGCTTTCAATATGTACATGCCATATGACAAGAGAATTGCAACTACGGATATTGATGCCAAATTTGTACCCAGAATAGCATATGACACCAAATATTTCGGTAAACTTCAGGCTATCAAGTTGATCATGTGGGACAAGCTCGGACAAATGGCACAAAAGTTAAATATGCGCATCAAATCACGTATCCTAACTATGGATAAAAAGATTTTGAAATATCTGGGTATAGGTTTTAAACAGAGTGGGCCGTATGTCACTCGTCGTTACACACTCATCAAGAAGAAGAAAACTCGTACTAATAATAAACCGGGTAAGGGTGATGTATTCATCGATGTCGAATTGTTTGCTCTAGATTTGAATATTCGGTTTTTTTCACCGGAGAAAAACAAAATAGACAACGTCGTGTTAGGTGGGTTATTGGACATACCTTACATGCGCCCCAATGAATTTGGGTACGATGTCATTCGAACATTGAAAAAGGGTATCACGTATAGAAATGTTCAGACAAATAGGATGATCATCAATAAAAAGATATACGTCGCGAGTAAGGAATTTTTGATAGATGACATTTACCTGATGCATACATTGAAACTCCGACCAGAGAAAAAGGAAAAAGATCGTCAACGCCTTTTACGTCTTGCTCAATTGTTCGATAAAAATGTGAAATCTTCCGATTCGATCGAATCTATATTTAAACGTGTCAAATCTAAGTTAAAACGTGTATATACTTCAAAGGTTACGAAGCGTCGTGATGTTTCGATGAGGAATGCACTGAAAGTAAACCCACGAAAGTATTCAAAATACACATCGGAACCATCTAAGGAAAAGCTATCCAAACAGATTGTTCATGGTATTAACCCAGTATTGAAAAACACAGTCGTTGAGGGGTATCAACGTTCGAATGGTAACCAGCGATTTAATTTAAACACTTTGAAATGGAAGCGTAACAACACGAACGCATATACACGTAATGAATTTGCTCTACGTCCAACTGAACAACAGAGTTTGCCAAATAATATAAATGTACAGGCTACGTTATATGGATTTAAACCAAGGAGAGATGGATGGGTACCAAAACCACTGCTCCAACGTTCAGCCGCTATACCTTTTATCGGTTTAAAGAAATGACATGTATATCATACATAAATGATCTACGACACAATCTCTAAAGGTGATGACGGGCTTTACCATGTACAGGCGTTCAACGACGAGCATAAACGTTGCTTCGTTCGAGTTGATGACATTATCATCACTGACGTGACAGGTGACATTACGTTCGATGTCAACGCGTCTTCCGCGATTGATGACATTCACGAGGCTAACATCCAGAACGCGATCGAGAATGGTGAAGCATGGTTCGGTAAGAAAGTATCTGAAAAGACGATCAGGTCTGCGTATATCCGCGACGAAGCACTCACAGCAGAGTGCATTGAACAGACTAAGATTTTTGGTTCGGACAGGGAACTGTTGGATAAGGATGCTCTCGTAAGTGATACGAAGTGTTCGGTAATTCTGGAATTCAATGGAATGTGGTTTGCTAAAAGGGCATTTGGTCCAGCGTGGAATGTGGTACAGGTGAAGATTGAAAAGTCTGAGCCCGAACCCGTTCAGGAAGTTTTCGACAGGTCGTACCCAGAAGAATATATGTTTGGTGATGATCAATAAAAAAAATTTGTTAACATTATATAAAGATGTCTCTTACAAAGCGTATGAACAAGATCCCATATGGTCGCATGTTGTTCGCTGTTGTCGTCGGTGTCACTATTATCGTTCTCCTCAAAACATATGGTAAAACTTCGACCTATGCGGTGAAGGAAAAATCCTATGCGCCCATTGTCGCGCCTATCGGGCCATCTCCTCAGGGTATGGCCCCCGCTTCGTCGGAGTCCAATTGCGAGATGAAGGCTGGCACGGGTCTTGCGTCTTCTCTCCTCCCCCGCGAGGTTGCCTCCCAGGAGGAGTTCGGTGAGTTTGCCCCCGAAGATGTTCTTGCCGGTCAAAATTTCCTTGAGCCCCGCAGCCAGATCGGTATCCCTGAGACCACTGGCGGCGCTCTCCGCAACGCCAATCAATCTATCCGCGCGGAGCCTCCTAATCCCAAGGAAGCTTTCATGTGGAACAACTCCACGATCAGCACAGACAGCATGCAGCGTCCCCTTGTTTAAAGGACTTAAAGGTATTTCCCTATTTAAAAACACATGTCTAGCGTAACAGCTGACGATCTCACAACCAGCGTCTCTAAACTAGTTGAACTTAACCAGCAGATTAAAGAAGCCAGATCAGATATTAAAGTCCTTTCACAAGCAGAAAAGGCACTTAAGTTGCACATCAAGAAGTTAATGATAGATAACGGTCTCGACGTAATCAACACCAGGACGGGTAAAATCACAGTAAAGAAGAACGTCAGGAAAGTCGGTCTTAACAAGGATACTATCAGGGAAGGTCTCAGTGTGTTTTTCGAAGGAAACGATACTCAGGCTGAAAGCGTCTTAAAGGTTATACTCGAAACCTTACCAACTAAGGAAACCTCCACTATATCTATCACAACCGCAAAATCCAAAAAGTCTGAATAATGGTTTGGAATCAATACGTATACGAAGCTACGTCTGGAAATGACGTTGATATTGACAGTGACGTCGAACTATATGAAGACGATATCGAACTCACGGTGGAAGACTGGGAGATTGAATATTCAGGAGAGCTTACGATGATGTGGGATACGATCAGGACGTTGATGTATGATGCACATATCGAACATTCTGGCAGATTTTGTGATTTTGTAGAATTTTGCTACATTGAACACTATACATATGCTGACGAAGTCGTGTGGGAGCATGACGAGTACCTTGTGCATATCTGGAAAAGTATCAGACGCATCGTTAATAACAATGGTCTACATGAAGTGATGATGCGTGGTGCAACATTCAATCATTTCATTGGCTACGTTAAAAATTATATGTGTATACATTAAATGCTCCCCCTTGTCACTTCCCAGAAAGTGGCGATTCCTTCGATGTTGTTCCTTGCGCTCAGCCCTGGTATGCTCCTAAGGACAAATGGTGTGAAGTTTTCGGTTGGTAAGGTTGGTACCGATCGCGTGTCTGTACTCTTCCACGGTCTCGTGTTTTTCCTGGCCTATTCGCTGATTGCGAAGGCTATGGGTCTCGTTCTCACACAGAACGATTTACTTGTGACGACCGCGCTCTTCATGGCACTCAGCCCTGGTATGCTTCTCACCATCCCCCCAGGTCAGGTGATGTCGGGTAAGACGTCTCAGGTGGCCATTTTGACGCACACGGTTGTTTACGCGCTTGTGTTCGCTCTTTTACGAAAGCAATTTCCTAAGTTCTATTAAGTGATAGATGGAATATCTTGTTATAGGTCCATCTTCTATGGGTTTGTTTGGGTTCGTGGGTTCCCTGAAACGACATGAAGAAAAATTAAAAAACATAAAAGAAATTTCGGGCTCATCAGCCGGTGCCGTATTGGGTGCATGTTTAGCACTCGAGATACCACTTGACGATGTACTTGACAAGTTCATGAACCTTGATATAGCACATTTAGCGAAATATAAATTAAGGACATTTTTCAGAAATTTCGGGCTCGTGGATATGGAACCCGTTCGTAAAGCGATTGTTGATATATTGGGACGCGATGTAACATTTAGGGAGTTGAAGAAAAAGTTGCACGTGTCTGTATATAATTTAAATCGCGGGTGTACGGAATATTTCTCAAGTGACACACACCCCGATATGTATGTCGTAGACGCAGTTTGTATGAGCATGTCTATACCATTTGTAGCATCTACAGTACCATATAATGGTAATATATACCTTGACGGAGGTACTAAAGAAGATATACCCTTAACACCATTTATTGGAAAACCTTATCACAAGGTTCTCTCCTTCAAGTTAAAAGTAAAGGATACTTATATCAGTGAAATAAACTCATTTAGTGTGTTTATTAATGCGTTATTGGGACGTGTTTTGAGTTTACGCAGAGAAATAGACACGACTAGACTATGTAAGACAATATTAGTGTCAACGGGTGAATACAATTTATTCAAATTTGATATGTCACACGATGATAAATTGCGTATGTTCTTTCTAGGATATAACACCTAACAACCCGATTGCTATATTTATTTTATCTAGATATAACAAGATGGACGTGTGTGATCCAGATGCCAAGACAAAAAATATCAGGAAACTGATAAAACTTCACACGGGCAAAACCATAAAGATATCGCGAGATAGGATATGTGATATCATGAAAGATGTAGACCGTGGAAATTTACCACTTCCACCTTTAGTACTTACTCGAGATAAGCGTTATTTGTTAGACCCTAAATCCCCTCTCACGCGGAAAGATTTCGAAAATTTGTTTAAATCGAACGTAACTTTGAAAGTAGTTAAGAGGTTAGCGAAGAAAGTGGGTTTGATTGAAACTGATAAGACTATTTCAGATTTGAAACGCGTTATAGGTCGAAAGCTGGCGAGTATGAATGTCCGTGAACCTATTTTATTACCCGGATCCCGTGTTTACTCGAAAATAAAGAGTGAGGAATTTGAGAATGAAATGACGCCCATTCGAAATGATGAAAATCGAGAAGAGAACCGGAACCAGAACCGTGAGGAGAATCAGAACCGGAACCGGAACCGGAACCAGAACCAGAACCAGAACCAGAACCAGAACCAGAACCAGAACCAGAACCAGAACCAGAACCAGAACCAGAATCGGAACCGGAACCGTGATGTCAATATAAATTCATCTGGTAGGTCTCTACGAAATACATTAGCACGCAAGCGTCACATTGATCGTATCAAACAAATGACGGGTAGTAGTGTACCGAGTGTTCCCACTGGTAATAATACACGGAATAGAAACTCGAAAATGCAGATGGAAAAAATCAAACTCAACGCTGAACGCCGCATACAGGAACAGAAGCGGAATTTCAATCGACGTTTCTCTGAAAAACAAGTGATCGAGGAACGTCGTAAGAGACGTGAAGCACGAATAATTGAGACCCAGGTGCAAAATGGGAGGCGCGCGCAAATCAATGCGGACAATAGAGCTAAGAAAGCTGAAGCTGCTAGAAACCGTGAATATGAAAATAAAAAGCGTGCCCAATTAAAAGCGAATACAAATTCTCAACGCGTAAAGAGATTGGAAAAAAATTACGCAAATCTTAGAAATAAGGCAAAGCGTACGTTGAATAGGTATAATCTCAACAGAAAGCGGGCTTTTACACAGTTAAGTGAATCTCAAACGAAAATGCGATCATTGAGTGATAAATTGAGAAAGGAAATTGACCCCGCGAATTTAGAACGTGATACTAGTAAGAAACTTCAATCTGACCTGGATGTCGCAAAATCAAAGATCGAGAAGAATGAGAAGCGGATCAATGATATTGAAAAAGAACGAGACGCACTGAATGTTACTATATTGGATTTACAGTCTCGTTTGGATAGGCAGACTAAGGATGGGAGTGAAGATGAAGTTGTTAGACTGACTAAGGAATTAGACGAAGCTAAAACTAAGATAGAAAAGTTGACGAATGAAGTAACTACCCTCACGAACAATACAAAGCAGGTGGTCGCCGATGCTACAAAGGATTTGAATGCAAAGCTCGCACAAGCTGTTTTAGCTTCGAATGCGAATAAAAAGAAAGCTGCATTATCCGAGGCTAAATACAAGGCTGCTAGATCTGAGATGAATTCAAAGAATCAGGCGTTGGCTCTTCGTGAACGTGATTCTAAATCGAGAAAAAGAGTCAAATTGAACGCGTTATTAACGAATATCGGAGTGACAAACAAAACATCTCTCATGAATGAATATAACGAAGGTATAAAGAATGGTAAAAATCCTAATGACATGATAAATAGTATAGTCAAAAAGGCTCGCTTATCTAATAAGGAAGCTGCCAGGGCATCTGCCAGTATAGCTGCAACCTCGATTGCAAAGGCTTCGATGCAGAATGAATTGAATAAGATCAAAAATGAGAAAGAGAAAGCGCTCGAAAAAGCTGCGAATGAAAGGAGAAATGCAGTCGCGGCTGCAGAGAAGGCGACTAGGGAGAAAGCGTTGGCGGAAACGGCCACTGAAAAGGCGGCTGCCGAGCAAAAGCTAAAGAATGCTCAGAGCAAGATTAACATGGCGGCAGCGAATAAAGAACAAGCTCTCCAGAATGCTAAGACCGAGCGAAACGCTGCTCTCAAGAAGGCTCAAGAAAATAAAAATGTTGAAGTAGCCAGTGCTCGCATGGTTGCAACTGCAACTGCAAAAGCTTCAATGCAAAGTGAGTTGAATAAGATTAAAATCGAGAAAGAGAAAGCTCTCGAGAAGGCTGCTAACGAGAAAAGAAATGCAGTCGCATCCGCGGAAAAGGCGACAAGGGAAAAGGCGCTGGCAGAAACGGCTACTGAAAAAGCTGCCGCCGAAAAAAAGCTAAAGAATGCGCAAACTAAGATTGACGCGGCGGCAGCGAATAAGCAAAAGGCTCTCCAGAATGCTAAGACTGAGCGAAACGCTACTCTTAAGAAAGCTATGAATAATAAGCAAAAGGCTATTAATGGTCTGAGAGCCAATAGAAATCTCAAACTAAGAAATAAGAATGCCGCAACTCGAAACGCTCAAGCTAAATTGAATACGATACGTAAAGAAAAAGAAAACGCACTCGCATTAGCGAATGCCGAGAAGAAAAAGGCTGTCGCACTAGCCGAAGAAGCCTCTAAAGCTAAAGCCGCTGCGAATACACTGGCTGAAAAAACTGCAGCGGAAAAGAAGGCCGCTGAAGCGAGGCGTTTACAAGAAGAAGTCGCTGCCAAAATGAAAGCCGCGTCGAATAAGGCTAAGGCGGCGAGAGAAAAAATAGACGCGACATTAAGAGCGAAGGCGCAAAAAGCTCGTAACGCTGTTCAAAAACAAAAGAATGACAAGGCTGCCGCGAACAAGGCTGCCGCGAACAAGGCTGCTGCGAACAAGGCTGCCGCGAACAAGGCTGCCGCGAACAAGGCTGCTGCGAACAAGGCTGCCGCGAACAAGGCTGCCGCGAACGCAGAAGTGCTCAAGCGACAGCGTCAGAATGTTCAAAAACGAATGGTCAATGCTAAGTTAGTTTCGAACCGTAAATTAGCTGAAAGTAAAAAGGCGAAGATTGCAAAAGTGCGTAAAATTCTTGCTACGTACAAGACTATCAACCCATTTAGAAAGTCTACAGTCGAGAAACAAGGAGAGGATTTGATACAGAAATTTCAGAAGGGTGAGTTAGTGCAGATCGAAGCTGCGATCGTGAAGCTTGTACGTGATATGAAAAAGAAGAACAGTGACACTGCGACTGAAAAAATGATAACTGCTCAAACAACCAAGGCTGCTGAACAATTTAACGCGAGAAAGAAGAAAGAAGCAGACGATAAGGAAAAGGCCCGTCTCGCGAGGATAGAGATGCAGAAACGTGAAGGGAAAAAGGTAGCCGCTGATAGAGCTTTGGCTCAGTTTAAACTTAACGCTAAGCGGTCTAAAAATGCGATGGCCAATAAAAAAGCGATCGATGCAATGAAAAATGCTTCGAATAAGAAAGTCGTCTCTAACCTCGTCTCTGGTGCTCTCACAAAGGCTATTAAGTCCGGTCCAGTCACTACCATATACCAGTCAGCTACGAATGCAAACAGGGAAAAGGTGAAAAACAAGGTTGAAGAAAAGGTGGAGACGAAGGGATATAAGGCTGTGTGGGGCACTATGATCGATCTTGACGGGAAAGATAAGACGAGTCTTACTAAGATTGAAAACAAGTTGGATAAAAAATACACATTAAAACAGGGTATCCAGCAGTTGCCAGGTGCGGCGTTTAGAAAGGGACGAGTACCCGGGAGTGGTGTAGCTGCGAGGACATCATTACTCACACAAGTCATGAGACCGTATATTGGTGGAGATGATAAATACAGTGAGCATAAAAAGCAGTACAATAACGCATTTAAAGTGTATAAAAACCCGGCTTTCGGAAACACTAAGAGTTCAAAAGTCAATGGTATGGTCACCGCTAATAATGTGGTGATAAGTATGAAACGCGCACCCGTACCACCACCCGGTGTAAAACCACAAAATGGACGTTTCCGTGCCATCGCGCGGGCTCAGATGCCACCCGCTAAACCAAGCGCGATGGCTAGAGCTGCTCAGATAAGCCTGAATAAACGTAAGGCGGTTGGGAACCCTGCTATAGCGAGAAAAGCATACACTAATCAAGCAAAATTCAAACAAAACGCGGATGTTCGCAGAGCGGCTGAAAGAGCGGCCGTATCTGCGAAAGCGTACGTTGCTAGAAATGACAAGTTTCGCGCCACTGGGGTATCACAGGTAGCCTCAGATAAAGCCGATGCGAGAAGGGCTCAGCTCGCGGCTCGTAAGGCGGCAAAAAAGAAACTTAAGTAACTCGATTTAATTTTAAAAATCATCTAAAATGTCTCACCCAGACGACGACTGTACCGTGACTACCGACATGCCTCTCAGCGACGAGGTTGCCGATTTCATCGAAAAGGGTCTTCAACGTGATATGTCTAAGGAGGATGTTGATACATGGTGTGACAATAACCTCGATGATATCGCAGAGATATATGAGAAGTACGGACATTCGTACATGTCATATAGGGATGCTGAAATGACACTATTTTTTGCAAAAACGTTGCATGAAAACTGTTACGACGAAATGAAGGCATCGGTGTCTCAGTTTGTGGCGTGTCAAAGCTAAAAGTATTAGTATATATAAACATGTCTCTCACGGATGATAAACGTCTATTTTTAAATATACTTTTGCCTACTATCAATGAGTTATTTATATCGACGGGAAATTTATCAAGGATTTCGAATAATCCAATATGCGAGGTTGAAGTGTTTATAAGGGATCAGATTTTAATAAACAAGAAGACATTTTCGATTTCAAAATTTAAATTCGCTACTGAAAAACTACACGCGCGCGCTATAAACAGTCTCCTCCTACATCTTGATGATATAAATATACCCATATCCAGAATTTACAAGAAAGCGCAAATAAATCCACTCATGTTAAATGCATTTGAACTGGAAATGCATAAATTGATACTAGACGGTGATATAGTTTCATTTTCAGATTTTTTGTTATATTGATTACTCGTCAACCTCACATTCCTCATCGGCATCATCTACCTCATCCTCAGAGGGAGGAAGGTCAACGCCTTGGAATGCGAACGAAGGTAGCTTTTGCGACTTCTCACAGAGAGCCTGAGAAAGACGTACACTTACACCGAACTTGTTATCGATAAACCAGATCTGGTTGAAGTCGACGATACACATACACTTCTGCCCCTTCTCGAGACTGTCGATGGGAATGCTTTTCTGGTTCACGTCATATGCCTCGGCTAGGAACTCACCAGTAGGCTTTGTCATAACCTTGAGCTTGAGGGTGGATGGGTAAGATTCCTTACCTGGACGAACGAGTGGCTTGTATAGCGCTTCACGAATGACCTCGATGTTGTAAGGCTTGCCGAGCCACTCCTTGGAATTCTTGGCCACGGTCTCAATGATCATCTGATCGAGAGCCTGGAGCTTTTCCATCAGGGCGGTAGCGCCTTCGTTATCCTGGTCAAAAGAAAGATCGAGAGAATACGATGTCTTATTAGTAGCCTCATCTGTAAATGCACTGAGGCCGAATGGAGATCTCATGAAAGGAAGTTGAAGGTACAACTTCTTGTTATCTGGTGCGTTAATGTATACAGTTTTACCGCCGTTTTTGTTCTTCTTCATGGCAGAAAGAACGGTGGTAGTGGGTTCGAATTGCTCGTAACGCTGGATGATGGTAGACATGTTGGTTGCTTATATCTTATGTACGCGACGAAACTTTAAGTATATTTTTTTCTCAGAGTATAATAAAATATGGGTCTTTTCAAGGATTGTGGTTGTGGTTGTGATGGTAAGAAGCAAGAGCAGAAATTGATGAACTCTATATTAGCTGCGTTGGTATTTTTCATAATTGCCAGTCCTGACACATTCAGGCTGATGCGAAAGATATTCGGTAAATGGGTTTCGGGACCCAATGGTTGCCCCACGTCGGGTGGGTTAGCCTTACACTCGATTGTATTCATGTTTATCACCTGGGGTTTGATGAACATAAAGTCCGAGGGATATACAGCGGAATCCGGGGTTATTGGCCCTTCCCCCGAGGAAGTTGTCGACCAGTTTCCAGAGGAGACTGGAGATGAAGAACTCGAATTACAAGTATCGGATGAGGCGATTGACTTGGAAGAGAGTGATCTTGATCTTGATCTTGATACGTCTGTTTCTATGAAACCTGCGGCCCCTACCCGTATGGCGGATGCTCCTCTCCCCTTACCCGATATGGCGGAAGAAAAGATCGGAGCTTTCGACAGTGGTGCGATGTACGCACCCATGGATCTCGGGGTTGATGGTGACAAGCCCCAGCCAATGATTGGCGGTATCGCCGCCTCGTTGAACACGGGTCTCAGTGTCACATGCGCCGATGGAAGTAGGCCCATCGTAGCTTAAAATTCTTCGTCAAACGTGACTGCGGTACTTTCATCGATTTTACCGTAATCACCGACACGCTTTTCAAAAAAATTAGTCTTACCATCTAGGGAAATATTTTCCATAAAATCAAAGGGATTTTGCGTGTTCCAGATTTTATTGAACCCCGCTTGCTTGAGTAAACGGTCAGATACATACTCGATGTAATCCGACATCTTTTCAGAGTTCATACCGATCAAACTGCATGGTAACGCTTCAAGAATGAAACTCTTCTCAATCTCAACAGCTTCGCGTACAATCTGTTGAATAACTTCTTCGGATGGTTTATTCTTCAACATTTTAAACAGCTCGAGAGCGAACTCGAGATGAAGTCCCTCGTCGCGACTTATAAGCTCATTACTGAAACACAACCCTGGCATGAGACCACGCTTTTTCAACCAGAAAATCGCACAGAAACTACCCGAGAAAAATATACCTTCCACACACGCAAATGCGAGTAGACGTTCGGCGAACGGTCTATCCGTGTCAAACCACTTCAGCGCCCAATCCGCCTTTCTTTTGATGGGATCAATTGTCGTTATAGCATCAAACAAATGTTTCTTTTCTGAACTATCTCGAATATACTTATCAATCAATTTACTATACGTTTCTCCATGAACCATTTCATTATGAACTTGGTACGCGTAAAACGACCGAGCTTCGGTATATTGTACCTCATCGGCAAAGTTATTATTGATGTTTTCAAAAACAATTCCGTCAGAACCAGCGAAAAATGCGAGAATGTACTTAACAAAGTGTCTCTCGTTATCACTTAATTTCTTCCAGTCATCCATGTCAGCACTCACATCAACTTCCTCCGCCGTCCAGTTTGACATTTGAGCTTTTTTATAGAGGGACCATAAATTGTCATGTTCGATGGGAAACACTGTAAACCTGTTCATCGTGGGTAGAAGCATCGGCTCCGATTCATCGATATATTCCTGGAATGCGAAATAATCTCCAATACACTTGTTATTCACCTTGACTTGTGGATATACCACGGCACCGGGGCCACATTGCTTTTTTAGTTCATCTTTATCGACAATAATTTTTGTATATTCGAGGTTCAAATCCTTACACATAGTTTCTGCATATGTACAGTATTTACAGTCCAACTTCGAAAAAATTTCGATTCCCATCACGTGTGTTATAATCGTACAATATTTTTGTGCTAAATCTTTATACAGAAATGTTTGAATTTTCTGAAATTCAGCCTGGAGATCTCATACGGGTTCTCGTGAATTTCGACGATGTAGACGACGATGCGTATGCCATCGTAGAAGAACACTGTGAGGATTATTTGATTGTTAAATACTATTCAGAGACCTCTTGTACGTATAAGGGTGCGGAAGTCTATACGTTAGATCAAGAGACGAATATACTTCGGGAAGAAAGTGTAAGCGAACATTTCCCAGGGAAGAACACTATTTTCAGTTGTATCAGTGAAGTAGATCGAATGTATGTGATTGAGAGTGAACAAGAAACTGATATAGAGAGTGTCATATGCAACGAGAGTGATGATACTGGAAGTGATGCGGATAGTTTCGTAGTATCCGATAGTGAATTCGAAGGACGTTTACAGTTACCTCCAGACGCTGCAGCCTTGGATCGTGAGTGGAACGCATGGGTTCCCCGGAGTCCGGGCTCTTCGCGTTTCAAAGAGACTGTCGACAGGATTGAAGAGCGGGCGCGAATACAAATGGATGACATAAATTTTTAACCTAAGTGCGCCAATTGTAAAATAAAAAAAGACAACGTTATTTTACATGGATTCAATTACACTGGCTGCTATCTGGTCTCATGTCGACCAAACACAAAAGAATAAAACACCCACAATAAAGCCAGTGGATAATAGATTTTGCACGGACTGTGCAGAATATAAAACACTTACACGGGAGGGGATGGTATGCACGGGGTGTGGGAAAGTTGACTCGATTTATATCGATGATACAGCGGAATGGACGAGTGGTGTATCTGATGATGGTAGAGTTTCAGATCCATCACGTTGTATGGTACCGACGAGTAATCAAGACTTATTCTCAAATGCGTGGGGGAAGGGTACAGTCATCGCAACTAAGTACACATCGAGTTACGAAACGAAGCGGATGGCTAAAATAAATTTTCATAGTTCTATGAATCACCGGGATAGGTCATTGTTTCATGCCTACAAAGATATAGATGAGGCTTGTACCAGTCTTCCCGAGGGTGTTTTGAAAGATGCAAAAACGTTATACAAAAAATTTAACGAAAATAAATTGACACGTGGTGCTGTTAGGTCGGGAGTAAAAGCAAACTGCGTTTTATACGCGTGTAGATTGGCGAACATTCCTCGGACGACAAAGGAAGTTGCTGATATGTTTGGTATTCAGTGTAAGGATATCAGTCGTACGACGACCATGTTCACCGGAATTATAAAGGATGAGAAGACGGAAAAAAATTACGTTACGAAACCATTCAATGTCATGTCACGATTGCTCAATTCGTTTGAGATATCACGGGATGAACGTTTAAAATGTAACCAGATGTGTAACAAATTGGAAGAGTGTGTGGATTTAATGAGTAAGTCTCCTAATAGCGTCGCGACTGCTATTATATTCACAGTCTTGGGAGGGAGGATGTCAAAGTCCGAACTGTGTGAAAAGTGCGGGGTCTCTATCCCGACACTAAATAAAATAGTCGTCATATTGAAACGACACTTAGAGGATAAATTGTAATACACAATAGATATGGTAAAGCTTTTTTTAAGTACACCGTGTTATGGTGGACTATGTTTAGAAAAGTACCTGAAGAGTATCGTACAACTTCAGCTACTTCTTATTCGTGAAGGTGTTCAGTTAATGCTTGACACGACCGAAAATGAAAGTCTCGTTCACAGGGCTCGAAATGTTTCAATTGGACGTTTCATGCAAAAAACGGACGCTGATTTTTTCATGTTTATCGATGCGGATGTCGAATTTGACCCAGCCGCTGTTCTTCGACTTTTGCGATCTGGACACGATATTTCCGTCGCGTGTTATCCAAAAAAGGTTGTGATGTGGGACCAAGCTCGCTCCGCGGTAGAAAAGGGTGATGAAAGAGATATGAGTTTTCTATCTTCCAGTCTCGTCGCCAATATAGGAGCGGCGAAACGTTCAGTGGTTGATGGTTTTGTTGAAGTGTTGGACGGACCCACGGGTTTTATGATGATTTCCCGTTCCGCACTCGAAAAAATGCACGAACATTATGGACCTACGCTCACATGCAAGAATGATCACCAGAACCGTGATTTTGACGAATATTGTGCCATTTTCGATTGTATGATAGACCCCGTATCTAAACGATATTTATCGGAAGATTATGCATTTTGTAGACGCTGGCAACAAATGGATGGAAAGATATACGCGGATGTCAAGACCACTTTAGGGCACGTAGGGAATTTACCCTTTTCAGGGTGCTTAAATGATAGGCTTAAGGCTTAGCGTATTATACTAGTAAATGAAGCTTCGGACGATTGTTGTGACAAGGAGTGGTGCGTGTCACGTGAAGACATTACACACTATACTGAGATGTAACATAAAAAGTATGCAAAATGAAGGAGTTCAACACGAGATTGCATTTGTAAACGATGACCCATATGCAAAGTCTGAGTGTATAGAGAATAGTATGAAAACGCATGATCGTATATTCTTCATCGATTTTGGTATACAGGTCGACGATAAGAGTTTAGCGACTGTGTTTGAACCTAATGAAAATATGCATGTACTCGTGTTTCCCGCGGTTACGGATGGTATTGATTGGAAGATGTTCAAAGATAAAGTTGTAAATGGTTCGAATGAACCTACCCGGCAAATGGGTATGCATTTCGATACGAATGTATCATCTTGTATAAGTGAAGACTACTACAACGTGACATCTACATCCGCTAAAACATGGCTGATGATGTGTAAACCAACACTCAAACGTGTGAAATGTCGGCGTACAGGTGATGTAAAAATACACCCTAAGTCGGAGAAGATGTTCGATAAGTTCAGAGAAAACGGAGTGAAAATTGTGGCGTATACCGCTGCTAACATCGTTATCACTTACACACACGAGTGTCTCGGGAACATATTGAATTCGGCTGGTATTAAATCTAGTTAAAGATAATAGTAAAAAGTTGTGTACAATGCAACGTCTATCTGTAAAACGAGACGACCCTCTTTACAAATATGCGATTTCCTTCATGGAACACTCATGGGGAACGACTGGTAAAAATATATTTCCCGGAAGTCAACCCATATCGATTGAGTATCGTCATTTCAATACACTCGCATCTAACCCATACGTTGTATGTGAAAAGACTGATGGTGTACGGTTTATGATGCTTGCGTTCATGTATGAAAATAAGAAGCACTGTATCTTTCTGAACCGGGCTATGGAAATGTTTTCATGTCCACTTAATTTTAGAAAGCCTGTGTATGATGGGACTATCATGGAAGGTGAAATGTATGGAGACACGTTTATGATTTATGACATGCTACTTGAATGTGGAAAGGTTGTCGGGAATATGGACTTTTTGTCGAGACTGAAATCTATTGAAAATGTTAAAAAAATGCTCACGAGCTTGAAGTACGATCCGGTGAAATTCAAAATCAAAACCTTTCACCTTATGTCAGATTACAAGACGTTTATGGAAACCTATCTCCCGACAGTGACACAAGATATCGATGGACTTATATTTACACCCGTAAACGACACAATTAAAACTGGTACCCATGAAACGATGTTTAAGTGGAAACCGAGGGATAAAAATACGATTGATTTCCAGCTAAAGAGGGTTGATACTACATGGAAAATGTATGTACAAGAGCGGGGAAAGTTGATTTTCGAATCTGAAATTTACGATCATATGGTTCCGCCATATGCCGTCGAGTGGATGGAGGATGGTGCAATCGTAGAATGTCAGTATATGCACATGGATACACCCATGTGGTGGAAACCCATCCTAAGAAGGTATGACAAGACGTTCCCTAACAGTAGGCGCACGTTCTACAGAACGCTCGTCAATATAAAAGAAGATATTTCCATGTCTGATTTCATGAACTGTATACCATGAGGTAATAGCTACCATCTTCCGGTGGTGACATTTCCTTCACATGTTCGTCATTGATAAAATACCAGTTTGTTTTACGGCGTATATAGCTTACGTAATGACCACCACGCTGATTACCGACATGCATGACGCATGCAACTATTTTGTATTGATGACCATCTAGTGACATATTTTGTATCATTTTTATACGACTTTTAGTGTCAAATGAAATCATGAAGATGTGTGGGAGTTTAGAAAAAAGCATTCGCGTTGTAGCTGCGTTATATGTTGTTCCGTTGTTATCCTGAAAATTCTCCAATACATTCCAATCTGTACTATCTTTGATCATCTTAGACATATCAGGGTCACCCTTATAATTCAATAAATGAATACTGAAATTTTCCTCATTCATTGTTTTACCACCTGGCCATATAGTTTCTTGCATTTTTTTGCCATATAACCACTCCTTCACTATAGGCTGACTACGCTCCAATATATCAATTATACACAACACCGTTTCTTGAACGTCATGCTGTTCATCTGATCTAAAACGCGGAAACTCTTTTTGAAATGCAAAATGTAGACCATCTAGATTAATCGGTGTTTTGTCGGCCGTCCAATACTGCTTTAGAAGTATTTGATAGAGAGATGTAAACATACATTTTCCCGTATACGGATCTCGTAGAAAGTGATTCGTCAATATGGGTATATTGAAAAGACATTGAACAGCACTATTAAAATAGCACATCGTATCATTATTTATAAATCCACGCATGTATTACACATGAACGCTAACTTTAACCTAAGTCGTTTAAAGAATACAGGTATTATATCATTGAATATGGATGTACGTCATATAACTGACACACTTTTCCCCCTTGTCCAGAAGTACAAGGATGAAGAATATACCGAACTCGAGTTCAGACTAGGAAAGTTCAACGGTACTATGTTCGATACGAACGTAGGAAAAGCCGCATTCGATCAAATGATGGTGGGTCTATCTAAGTTCCCCGGTTGGGAAAAGATGATAGGAACCGAACATGAAGTTTTCTATCGGGATTCTGACGGTGTGCGTATTTCTACCGATCAGGCTACAGGTGATGAAGAGATTATCAAGAAAGAGCGTATCACTAATCACGACTTCAAACACATGTTGAACACCCCGTATGATATTCGTTTCAGTGTTTCGAGAGAAGTACCTATGCCGGAGGATGTTGATCGGGAGATGGATAAGAAAAAAACGAAGCAACGTTTGTCATATGTACGTAAAAATGTATCTATCGATCTCACTATAATGACTGGTGATAGTCATGATATGGATGCAGAAGAGTCGGTGACGTATCAAGTTGAATTTGAAATCATCATTCCATCAACTGTTCAGACGAGGGATGACTTATTCAAAATTATCCATAAAATTAACGATGTTTTTATTATGTTGAATAACACTAGATGATAGCACTGTTATTTTTATTTATACTGTTTATTTTATTGCAAAATGTGAGCCAAAATCAGGGAGAAGAGGTCAGTCTCCTAGGGTATAAAACTAAATACTTTCATATTTCCGACGGTGCTTCTAAGAAGATGTACGAGAATATGAAAAGCGATGGTCTTTCTATGGAGTCACTTAAAGTATTCGTGACGATGGAAGACCGTTTTCTTAAATTGGAACACATGTCTGTGTGTTCGGGTGTTTCGATGCGTAATCAGGGATATACTTTATCTGATCAGATTAAAGAAGAGTTTGTCGGGTATAACTTTTCCTATCACGTTTCACATCTAAAACAGATGTCTGAACCACATAAGCTTATAAACCGAAGTATAACATGTTGAGAATGTATAGTAAAGAACGTCTATGCTTACCAGGTGTCATGTCATATACGTTATCAAATATATGAACAATTAAGCCTATATCATCCGTTTCACGGTTTTCATCAATCCATCTCTGTGCATCCACTGCGTTCATGAAATCATCCGAGCATAAATATTCGCGTTCTTGTCGACCCATTCCCCATTCCTTGTCCATACAGCGCTCTTTCCGAATGTATGAACAAATAATATAGAACGCACTATCCATCAGGGATGATGTAATGTACTTTGATACATTTTCAGGTCCTTCATCCACTTGAGGTGTACCTCTATCTCGTAGAGAATGAATAAAGGTGAGACGTACGTCGTCCATTTATAACACAACTGCCGAAGTCTTTATAACTGTTCAACCTTAGTACCCTTGGGGAATGTTGTTTTCTTAGGGGGTGAAGGTGTCTTATTTTTGTTCATGACATTTTCAAGGTTCTTGGCAAAGTTGTTATTCAGTGCGTTGAGTTTGTTATTTAATTTCTTTCGCCGTTGCATTTTCCATTCGGAAACAGTTTGACGTTTGATCGCGTTGACACCCATCTTGAATGGTACACCAGCCTTATTCTTTTTTACATTCGCTGTATTTATACGCTTCTTGAGTTCGGCAACATCTGAATTGAGTGAAGGCATTACGTTCTTATATGTGTTCAACCACTTCTTACCATATAATTTTTGTATATCTTTCTTAATTCCCGCATTAGTCAAACCCCGTGTCTCTAACACCTTGCCCTGCGCCTTGACCTTTTTATTGGCAGCTTTTGCAGCCTTTTCAACCTTTTTAACGTTTGTCGGTAAAGGTTTAGGAATGTTCAATTTTTTGCAAATAGTATCGACTGTATCAAAGTCTGAAATGGGTACACCCTTTGTTATCGCGATGGGTATGAGTTCCTCTTTTGTATACGCCTTACAGGGTCGGTTCTTAACGGTAAATTTACCATATACCTTATCCTTTATCTTTGCGCATATCTGAGGTTTAGTCGTTTTTCCCGTGATATCGACAATACCTATCTTTTCTGCAGCTGCGACTAGCTTTGGACGAGGCACGGTCGCACACTTCTTCTTACCTACACGTATACCGTTTTTGCCATTTTTAGAATTCGATTTATCGAAATAGCTAATAGCATTGCCAGTAGTATTTATTTGTTTATTTTTAACTACACGCACCTTCTTGGCAGTTGGTTTGATGTTAATATTCTTAAAGTTACTAATCAACCCCATAACATTTAATTCTTTTACGAGATCTACGCCAATGTTATAAGCGTTATTTAAGTCTCTCGTTGTTTTGGCACCCATGATTTGTATCTTACCCGATCGGAATAATTGAAACCCTTGGTTTTTATGTACCATTTTTAAAGATGGGCGTAATTCTGGTTCATACGAAGCATTTCTAGATCTAGAAAACGCCGACGCTATACCGGCCAAGTTTAGGACACCATTTGCTTGGAATGTTCCAACTAACACGACATACTTAATCGGATTGTACAGAAACTTAGCGTTCGGTATATACGTGTCAACAATATATTTCCGTATCATCTCTGGGTGTCTAATGTTATTGTTTAGAATTCCACCGGAAACCTGCATCTTTCCATTCTTGTAAACTTTAACCATGAACTTGCTTTCCAATCCATTTTCGAATATACGTCCGTTAATTTCTGCGAGGAAATGGGCATGCTTCTTTACGTTATTAGCATTAGGTTTAACTGTAAACGTGTGTTTCGCGCCTATAGCCATTCGCCCATAACGCAATATGATGCTATTGACCTCCACACCCAATGTAGATCCGGGTGATATAGGTTTTCGTTTGTGTGGTTTTTTATACAGTATTGGATTTACATCAACCGAGTAGTTACCATTTTTCGCGTCCTGATTTACCATCCCATTGAAAATTGATAGTTGTAGAGGTGATATCTTCAATTGTGTAAAATTGGTGCTACGGAATTTATCGCCCGTGATCGCACCGATCCGAGACGACACCTTGTTTATTGGTAACTGCATAGCATTCTTCATCAACGCACCACGTTCCTGGTTGGTGAGGTAGGGTGCGCGTCGTATCATGTTCTGAGACGTGAGAGGGGTGTTCGAATTCGAATTCGAATTCGAATTTTCAAATTCGTTAAATAAACCCATATATTACACAGACATTTTTAATCAGTTCCTACCGACATTACAGGTTTAGCCGACATATCTACGATATCAAGACCCATAATAAACTCAGTTCCATTCTGTTCCATGACTGGGAATGTATCGTCGCAGCTCTGATATTTTGTAGGTTCTGCGATACGTACAACCTTGATATCTCTGGATCCAAATGGCCCCGCCCAGATATCCTGATTGAGTGTTTTGTGCATGACACCGTGGAATTCGGAATATTTTTTCTTGAAAAACTTGAGCGGACACTTTTTATCGGGTTTGAACTCGATGCATGGTTCCGATAAGAACGATTCTAGGGGACTACAAGCTGTGGCGAGCTGACGTTGAACATCTACAAAGTACTTGGGTACGATGTTCCAGATGTCTTTCTCGGGCCACTTTTGTGCAAACTCTAAATACGCACGCACGCACTTCTGTAAAATGCATGGAAGTTCCCCTTCGAGTTTCCCGTCGAGAGTGGGGTCTGCTTCACGAACCTGTTTTGTAAAATCAGCAGTCAATACACGCCGCAAAATACTACCAGAGTTATCGCGCCAATTCGGAACTTCATTACCCCCGAGAATACCGGGTACCGTCCACTCAAATGATTTAGCCTTCTCGTGCTTCACTGCAATGGATACATCCTCACCGCTTACAATCGACTGGAATTCAGCCTGCTCAAGTGCTAAGTCACCTTTAATCTCTGGTGCAATGAACATAAATCCGTCCATGATAGCCGACAGTCCGAACTTCCGTTCTACATTATTCGACAGGGTCTTAACATCCTCCGTACAGTAAAACTTCCTAAACACCTTCGTAATGAGTGTAGACTTACCCGAGCGTGCAACACCTTTCAGGAAAGGAATGCATTGCCACTTGTCAATCTCGTTAACATCGAAGCACAGTCTACCACCCATAGCAAAAATCCATTCAGATACATCCTTATCGAACTTTTGGTAGTTCAAAACGGAATCGAAAAAGGGTGTCGGTATGTCGCGCCAGTTAATCTCAGAATAATCTGTGAAATCCTGGTCAAAATACTTGGAACTTACGATCGTCTGGTCCAAATTTTTGAATTCGTTCGATTCGTATGTGTAGAAACTCGCACGCCAGTATGGGTTGAGAATGTCCGATTTCTCACTATCAAATTCTTTACCGATGAAAATACCGTTTTTAAATGACCATACGTGGCGGTTCTTTTGAATTTCAGGGAATTGCATATCTTTTATGTTTTCTAAGTGACGAATGAGATCGTTATGACCGGGTGCGCGTGCAGTAAGGTTCTTCCACAGATCAAATTGAACTTCTTTCTTAGCAACACCGTATACGTAGTCCTTGATCGTTTCCACGGGTTTCCAAGCTCGAGTTCCTGCACCGTCAGGTGTCTTAATCTGAACACAACATTGCCCCTTGTATCGTCTAATCTGTCGCCTGTAGAGATCCTTGAGTGTCTGCAGGACGCCTTGTTGAAATGGGTTAAGTTCATCTATGTTGTTAATAGTGGATATCCTGAAAATAGAGGGGTCGGTTTCTGGGTTAATTGGAACATACGTAGGATTGTTCATACGTTCACTTATGCGAGCGTGTCGAAATACAATCTGCCATGCATCGTCTACCTGATCCAGGAGACGGTTGACACGAACGGATATCTTCATATCGTTATCGTCTTCAATATCCATCATGTTAAGAGTGTCCGCTCTGTGATAAAGTTCACATAGACGTTCGTTCATACGCTTAACTTTGGATTCGACACGTGAGATGTCGATAGAAACTGGTAAACCATCTTCTGTTAGTTCATCTTTCGTAAAAAAATTTTCATAGCCGATACGATAGGATAAGTATATGTCGTCGCGATCATTGATTTTCCACATGTCTTCCAACTGGACGAGAAATTTCATGACATCGTCATGAGAAAAAGTTTGAATTTGGTTGGTCCACATTGCACTGGCGGCGTCATCCCGGTTGGATGTTTCATCGATGAAATGTGTAGCTACCTCTGCCATTTCCTAAATATAGATTTCTTTTTTTAAGCAGTGTTATTCTTCTGGAGGGATGATAAAATTTTGACAAGAATCTTATTCTGAATTTCCATCTGACGACCCATATTTACGAGGGCGGTACAAACCGTATCACCATCCTGTGTTGTCAGGATGGAACCGAGCATGGCTTCCATGGGACCCATCATATCATCTTCATCCTCATACTGTGTGAGATCTACCTGGTCAATATCACCAGGCTGAGATTCATCTTCATACTCAGACCCTGTTTCGACACTGGGTTCGGCTTCGATTTCGGAAGGTGTGTGTTGGGACATTTATGTAAGGTGAGGAAAAATGATGCTGTGTTTTTCGCGGCTCAAAAAAAATGTTGGTATATAGTACAACAACTCACAATGGCCGGTGGTCTCATGCAACTCGTCGCTTATGGTGCCCAGGATGTCTACCTGACCGGCAACCCCAAGGTTACTTTCTTCCAGGCGGTCTACCGCCGCCACACAAACTTCGCGATGGAGAACATCGAGCAGACCGTCAACGGTACTGCCTCCAACTCCGGTCGCGTGTCTGTCACCGTTGCGCGCAACGGTGACCTCGTCAACGACATGTACATCGAGCTCAAGGCTAAGTCCGGTCTCGCGACCAACACCGCGGGTGCGACCGCCGATGCCTGCTGGGTCGCTGAGCGTGCCGTCAAGGATGTTGAGCTTTCCATCGGTGGTCAGCGCATCGACAAGCACTACCAGAAGTGGTGGCGTCTGTACTCCGAGCTTTACCTCGACGAGTCCAAGAAGGCTTCGTGGGGTAAGATGACCACTGCGGTCGATTCTCAGGTGTTCCTCCCCCTGATTTTCTTCTTCAACCGCAACCCCGGTCTCGCGCTCCCCCTCATCGCGCTTCAGTACCACGAGGTCCGTCTCGACTTCGACCTCACTGATCAGTTCTCCACTCACACTGATGGCTCCACTTTCAAGGTGTGGGCTAACTACATCTACCTTGACACCGAGGAGCGTCGTCGCTTCGCCCAGAAGGGTCATGAGTACCTGATCGAGCAGGTTCAGCACACTGGTGTTGACTCTGTTACCGCTGCCGGTGGTACCAAGCAGGTCCGCCTCTCGTACAACCACCCCGTCAAGGAGCTCGTCTGGTGCCTCTCCGAGAACGATGACCAGCAGGGTCTCTGGAACTTCACCACCAAGGCTGATGACACTGAGATTGTCCTCGAGTCTGACCCCAACGCGATCGCGGCGTCTAACGCGTTCATCTCCACTTCCGCTTCCGGTGCTCCCCTCCTCAAGGTCGGCACTGACGGTGGCTCGGAGAAGTTCACGGAGGAGGCTGTCGGTACCGTCGACACCATGAAGCTCGTTCTTAACGGCCAGGACCGCTTCAAGGAGCAGTCCGGTAAGTACTTCAACCAGGTCCAGGCGTACAACCACCACTCCGGCTCCCCCTACGCCGGTGTGTACTCGTACTCCTTCGCGCTCAAGCCCGAGGAGCACCAGCCTACCGGCACGTGCAACTTCTCGCGTATCGATAACGCCCAGGTTGCGATCAAGACTACCGCCGGTAACGACAACGCGACCAACCTTAACATGTTCGCGGTCAACTACAACGTCCTCCGCATCCAGTCGGGTATGGGTGGCCTCGCCTTCTCCAACTAAGCATTCAGTCTTAGTTTTCTAAAAAATATTTGTATTTCAATTTTAAAATGCACAACCATGCTATTTAAAACTGAATTTGTTATTTATTTGTTTATTCAAAGCTGACCGAGCAGTCAAACGAATTACACCGTCCTCGTCCAATCATATCATACACGACTTCCCCATCGACGATCTCCTCTTCGATAAGTAATTCCTTGAGTTCCTCGAGTGTGTCCTTGTTCTCTACCAACATCTGGAGTGCGTACCTGTAACACTGGGATACGATGTTATCTATTTCGTTATCAACCTTAAGAGCGGCTGACGGGGAAAGGTTGCGGTAATCGTAGTTGTTCTTACCGAACCCATACGTCGTCACCATTTCACGTGCAATCTGATACACCATCGCATAATCGGAACTCGCACCAGTCGTGACACGGTTAGCACCGTAGATAACCTCCTCAGCTGCGCGACCACCTAGGGCGACTAGGATCTGAGCGAGTAGATACTCTTTCGTGTAAAAGGGTGAGTCTGCGTTATCCTCCGAAGGTTGGAAGAATGTCACACCACCCGCAGCACCGCGGGGCATGATAGAAACCTTACGAACCGTGTCGTAATCAGGTACGAGAACGCCGATGATAGCGTGTCCAGCTTCGTGATAAGCCACGAGCTCCTTCTTGCGCATAGAATATTTAACATCACCTTTAGCACCAATGACAATACGCTGATAAACGTTCTCAGTGATTTCGGTTGTGATCGTCCCGTCATTATCCTTGACGGCGCGGATAGCACACTCATTGAGAAAATTGGCTAAATCCGCACCGGAGAAACCGGTTGTCTGTTTCGCGATGTTCTTGAGACGGACACCCGATGCGAACTTCTTACCTCGTGCGTGAACTCCCAAAATCTTGAGGCGACCTTTGACACTCGGAAGGGAAACTTGGATTTTACGATCGAACCGACCTGGACGGAGTAGTGCGTCATCGAGAATATCTACGCGGTTCGTAGCAGCAATGACGACAATACCAGTCTCGTTATCGAAACCATCCATCTCGGTGAGAAGTTGATTGATAGTTTGTTCGCGCTCATCATTACCGGGTGTAGTAGTACCACCACGCTTCTTGCCTACAGCATCAATCTCATCGATGAAAATGATACACGGTTGATTTTCACGAGCCTGTTGAAACAGTTCGCGTACACGCTTAGCACCTACACCCACGAACATCTCAATGAAACTCGCCGCAGAGCATTGAAGAAAGGGAACGTTCGATTCACCTGCGATAGCACGCGCCAATAGCGTTTTACCGGTACCAGGGTCTCCGGCGAGCAGGGCACCCCGTGGAATTCGAGCACCACTCCCGTAATACTTATCAGGGTTTTTGAGAAAGTCAACAATCTCCTCGAGTTCATCCTTTGCGGAATCGATACCCTCAACATCCTTGAAACGTGTCGTCACTTCATTTTCCATATTGAAGTCTGCAGATTTCATAAAAGGATTTGGCATTCCCATTCCACCTTCACTCCTCGACGCGAATAATGTACGCGCGAGTGTAAACGCATACGCGACAAAAAAGAACATTACAAGATTCTCGGTGAGAGACATGGGCCGTGTATTATCCACTATGACCTCGGCACCACTTTCCATGAGCGTGTTCCATAGCTGTTCGGTCTGCACGATTTGTACATCACCATAATCTCCATTCTCTTCTTGAAACACAGCGATGTTCTTATTAGGACGAACGACTACAGCTGGAAGTTCCTTCTTTTTTAGACCCTGTATGAACTGTGTATACGACCGTGGACTATACTCAACCGTGCGCTCCTTTGTATCAACCTTAACACTCGGGGCTTTGAAGATATATTTCGTCAAACTATTCATTCCGCTATGTTTTACATGATCATATGTTTTAAGTTGGTTAACATGACCTAAGTCGACGTGGACTTTTTCTTTTTAAAGTAAAATGCCCAACTTTTCACGTACCCAATTGATTACTACCCTGTCTATGATGTTGAACGCCGTACAAGACAACACTGATATGGAACTTAATAGAACTATGGCACTGTCTATGTTTGAGGTTACCCTCAGATATTACAATCTTCTCACACAGGGAAACGGTGATAAGAAACTCATTCAGACCTGTTATGATAAGGCAAAAGTGCCTAAAAATGACCACAGATTTGCGAAGTATGTTCATAAATTTGAGGAACTTACTAGACCGCCACCCTTGCGTCGATCGAGGCGCTTAGCAAATAAGCGTACTTAAATATAAGCCTCTCATTCTAGATAATGTTCAAGAAAGTATTTGACCTTTTTATTAAAGTGGATAAACCAAAGCTAGGGCGCTGGTCTCTAAAATCTTGTAGTGAAATTTCGACATCTATCAATTCTATCTATCAAAACCGTGATCATTGTGGTGATACGATATGTAAAACACCTAAGAAGGCTTCGGAGTATAAGGATAAGCCACGATAAGTAACCATGTATGAGATTTACACTGACGGGAGTTGTCTCGGGAATCCTGGATGTGGTGGTTGGGGTGTTGTCAGTGATAACTTTAAACTCACTGCTGGACAGAATGATACCACAAATAACCAGATGGAGATGACTGCGATTTTAAGGGCTCTTGAAGAATGTCTCCATCGAAATATTCAAGAAGTGCGTATTTACACGGATAGTAATTATGTGAAGCAGGGAATCATGTTATGGATAGTGAATTGGAAGAGAAATGGGTGGAAAACCGCCGCGGGCACCGCTGTGAAGAATAAGGAATTGTGGATCAAAATTGACGAAGCTCGTAAAAGATTGAAGATAGTTGAATGGCGATGGGTTAAGGCTCACAACGGAAATCCCAAGAACGAAGAAGTTGATAAATTGGCGAGACTATCAGCAGAGACCATCAAGAAAAATATCGCGTCACAGTAGGATGGGTGAAAAAGATCGTAGCCCTGAACCATGTGAATGGTGTGAAAAACAAGAAAAGTTACTTATAAAATGGGCGGAGAAAGCGGCTGGATACCGCTGGTTACACAATCATGCGCGTCTATTTTATAAGAAACAAAACGATTGGCTGGCCTATCCCAGTATAATCATAGCGAGTATAACCGGTGTAGGCGGATTTGCGGTTCTTAATCCAAGTGGGAGTGAGGATGTATCTACGAATACAAAAAATAATATCATGATCATTCAGTATTTTTTTGCGTTTTTGAATGTACTCGGTGGGATTTTGTCATCCATAAGTAAATTTAGTCAAAGTCTACCTCTTTCAGAATCCCATTCAGCCATGTGT